TACAGATACAAATACACACAGAGCTATAAGCAGCACCCCAACGAACGGAGCAACTACAACTTCAATAAGCTCTGATTGGGCTTTTGATAATGTAAAAACAGCGGTGCCAGCGAATGCGGTATTCACAGATACTGTTCCGACATTTTCCTATAATTCCACGACAAAGACGTTAACGATCACAACTTAAGGATTTTTTTAAAATGCCACAAAGCAATATTCCGTTAGGAGATACAGAGAATGTTTTTTTTGGCACTCAGGAGGTTGAGACTTTGATTATAAACGGAACAACTGTATGGGAAAAAGTTACGCTGCCAGTAGATATTGACGGTGATGGAGTAGCTAATTCTACTGACACAACCCCAGCAGTAAGATTAGCAGGCGAAAGAATATCTGGTGGATCAATCAAGTGGTATGTTACCGCAAGATTTACAAATCTTCAAATTTCTCACGCAAAAATTCACGTATCAGGAGGTTCAGCGTTTGCAGGATCACTGCAAGCCACTGTTTCCCTTACTGACGCAGGCTCTTATATGAATGGAGGGACAGCTCCTAATTCGCTATCTACAAACATAAACGGTTACAGCAACGACTTCGAAAAATATGTAGATTATTATAATGATTTGCTTGCTGATTTTGCGATCAATGGAAACGGAAGAACTAAAGCTCAGTATGGATCGGACCACTGGACATCTCATGGCGAAGCCGAGGGTAGATTTTCTCGATGGTCTTATTTTAGATTTCCTGTCTCTACGGATGGGGGCGTTACTTATTCCAGTGCAAGCACTCAAGAATCGATCGAGGCGGTAATTCCTCATGTAGGAACATCTGTAGGATCATTTGGGTATACATATATAAATAAATACGACGAATTTTCTTGACTTTTGATTTAGTATTTTGTATACTGAATGAATGACGGAAAAGAATCTATTATATAAAACAAAGTGTTATTTAGTAGGGCATATGCAATATGTAAGTGGTCGCAACTGGAGAGATAAAGCTGCAGAAGACCTTGAGCCACTAAGCATTACCTGCTTCGATCCATATAAAAAACCATTCATAAAAGATGTAGAGGAAGACGAATCGTCTAGACAAGAAATGGAAACATGGATGAAAACAAAGCAGTATGACCGAGTAACAGAAAGAATGAAAACGGTTCGCGCATACGATCTAAACTTAGTGGACAGAAGTGATTTTATAATTGCTCACCTCGTTCCTGAGGTTGCGAGTTGGGGAAGTGCAGAAGAAATTGTCACGGCAGTTAGAGAGAAAAAGCCCGTTTTTGTAAGCATGGAGGGTGGAAAATCCAAAACTCCACTATGGATGCTTGGAATGTTTCCTCATAAATATATTTATAATACTATCGACGAAGTCATAGAAATGCTGCATGCCATTGACAATGGAAATAAACCAATTGACTCAGACAGGTGGAGACTATTAAGAAAAGAATTTAGATGATAGAAACAATAGCAAGTTCATATTTTGAATTCTTTCCTGGAGATTTTTTGGTTGCCGCAATAATCGGATCAATCTTTTGGCTAAAGAGATCAAAAGAAGATGAAGACTTTTATGGATAAATAATTAAATTAAAAGACTTGACATTAATAAAAAAATATACTATAATCAAACCCATGAACAATACAGTAGCCAAGAAAATAAGAAAAATTTTAAACTTTGATCCCAATAGTGCGGATCCGACAAGCAAGAGAGTTTATTCTCGAGCAAAAAAACAATACAACAAATTATCACAAGGAGCAAAACCTTTATTTATAGAAGAATTAAAAAATTTATACAACAAGTAAAAAATTATGGAAAATACAGAAAAACAGTCAGAAAAAATGACAGAAAAGCAGTCAGAGTGGAAAAGTCGAGAGTTAGGTGCCTTGTGGGTTCGTTCGGGAAAGAGCCAAAAGTACCTCTCAGGACAAATCAAAATGGAAACCATGCCAGGTGTTGAAGAAACAATCAAGGTTGTTGTTTTCACCAACAAGGGCAGGGAAAAGAACGAAAGAGCTCCGGATTACGTAGTTTACAGATCTGAAGACGCAGAAACCAAAAAGGTTGAAAAGGTAGCGGAAGAAGCCACCAAGGAAGTTGTTGCTGAAGCGCAAGCAGATGTTAACGAAGATGTCCCTGAGGAGTTATTCTAAATAAAATCTTTGAAAGGATAGTAAGTAAATGTTTAGGGCGCGTACTGGATTTGATTTAAATTGGATTAAGTATGATGCAAGTCGAAGAGGTGCCAGGCTTCGTTAAAAGGCACAACCTTGTACATGGCAAGAATAAAAATCGTGTTGTAGCTTTCAGCCCAAAGGCTGAACAGCTCGCCTTAGCAGCTTAAACACCTGCTACCCCTCCCCGCCAGACGCAGATACGGTGGGAGAGGGGTCATCAATCTGCAAAAACAGAAAAGGTTTTATTGTTAATAAACTGTAGTTCACTGAATTATTCGGGGGCAAATAATTGAAACAATAAGTTAGATGTTAATGTCACAACTATAAAAAAAATTAACTAAACTTGTAGATTCTCACTTATTAAGATTTAAAGACGCGGGTTCGACTCCCGCCGCGTCCACCATTTATCAAATGAATAAAAGCATAATAGATAGATACATATATAAAGACGAAGCAGAGGGATTTTTTTATAAACTATCAGAATCTTTCGACAATCTTTATGCAGACAAAGTGCTAATGTCAGGAGAGGCAAAAAATGGACAACAACTAACATCAATCAACTTCGAAACAGACTCTACATACGGAGATCTTTTTTATTCAGTTTTATTAACTGGACTATCTCAATCAGCTCCAAAAATTACATCTCAATTAATTTACGAAAATAGACTAGAGCTAGAGTTTCAATTCTTTGACTTTGGTTCTATTGATAACATTAGTCACATATATCTAATTAAAAACATCATGGACTGGAGATCAAAGCATGATTTCTTTTGTGAAATTTGGAGCTTAAAAAACGTAAACACAGAAACAATAAAAAAACATTGGAAATAAAATGAATATTTTAAAAAATATAAAAAACTTATTTACTAAAAATAAAAAAACAAAAAAAGATTTCCGCAAAGAATTTTGCGATCTAGTAATAGACAGAATAAACTTTAAGCTTAACAATATTAAAGAAAAGCCGGAGGGCCTGTCTGACTCTGAGTGGAAAATCATTTTAAATAAAATACTATTCTCTGTAGCAAACAAAAAAAACCCAGTAATATTAAAATCTTTAGGCAAAACAAAAATAAAACAAAAGAAAATTGTAGAGGGTTTTAGGTTACTAGAGGTGTACTTTAAATACCTATGAACAACAAAGAAGATAACGAAGATGAAGATGATGAATTTGAAGTGGTTTTTGAGCCCGACGAGGTTCTCATCATGGCTCTTAATGAAATAGATAGCTTAAAGCATTTAATAGAAGATCAGAATTCCTCAATAGAGCAGCTTAAAACAGATCTTCTTGAGTTAAAAAACAAAAAGTAATTTTTATTCTTGACTAACGCCGAGTTTTGTGGCATAATAGTCTTATATGAAAAAAATATCATTAAACAAAGATGGCACCCCACGCAAGCGTCGAAATAGCGGCGTTAAAGGTGGTTCAAGCATTGTTTCCTTGTCGGTCGATGAGATTATGGATCTCGCCTCTCAAGAAGTAAGTTCTATACCCGTTAGCGAAGAGTGGGTCAAAAGCAGGCTGTACGCTAATTACTTACAAGGTAAGGCGACATCCGCCGGCTTTTCTGACCTTCAAAGCGTAGAAGACAAGATTGAATATGCACTTACATCTTTTGAAAATGAATAATTATTTCTCACACTTAATAGGTCAAGACAACGTAAAGAAGAAATTAAACTTCTATTTAAAAGCTTATGAAGCAACAAGCACCTGTCCGTTTCTTAACTTGGTTGGAGCTAAGGGTCTTGGCAAAACTTTATTTGCGAAAGAATTCGCAAAGAACTTAAAAAACAAAGATGGATCGAAGCGCCCCTTTCTAGAGCTTAATTGTTCTACGATAAAAAACAACGAGCAATTCTTTTCGCAGATTTTCATTCCATTGATCATGAATAACGAAATTACGATTCTTCTTGATGAAGCTCACGCGCTTCCAAAAGATCTAACAATGGCATTCTTGACCATCTTCAACACAGAAAAAACAAACACAAAAGATTTCACATTTGAAGAGCAAACTTTTACCTTTGATTTCTCAAGGCAGACATTCATTTTTGCAACGACAGAAAGTGATAAATTATTTCCTCCGCTAAAAGATCGTTTAACTACAGTTGATTTCGAGCAGTACTCGGATTCCAATTTAGGGGAGATCTTAAAGCTTAATTGCGATGGAATAAGCTTCTCAGAACAATCGTTAAAATCTTTATCTTCAACAGTTAGGGGAAATGCTCGCAACGCCGTAATGAGATCAAAAGAAGTCGTATTGTATTGTGAAAGCGAAAACAAAAACGAGTTCAATTCATCAGATTTTAATGTTTTGATTGACTTGCTCGGTATCCTGCCAGAAGGAATAACCTGCACAGAGAAGCAGATACTAGATATACTTGCGGACAGAGGGAGCTGTAAGCTTCAAACGTTATCTGCGGTAACAGGCTTAAGTCCGACCTCTCTCAGACGAGATCATGAAGTATATTTACTTCGAAAGAACTTTATGCAAATAGACGGAGAAAGAAAAATTACCAATTTTGGTAAAAACTTATTACAATCAATATAATTAAAATGACAGACAAAATACAAAAAAAAGTATATGTAGTTACAAGAAACTCAAGAAGAACAGAGGATAGAAATTACGAATCGAGGGAGGACGCCGAATTTAGAGCACAAAAACTTGTTGACGTATTAAAGAAATGGAAGGATCCAGACTTTAACAAAGTCAAAGTAGTGCATACCACATCCCCCGCAAGGATTCGCTAAATGTCTGACCCAAAAGATAAATATCCATTTGATGCTTTAGCTGAATCCAAGGGCTACTCCCCTGAGAAACTAAGAGGCTTTACAGATAACTGCAAAAACGTCTCGCACTTGCTCAAAGGCAAAGGAAAAGAGGAAAAGCCTATTGTTATTAAAATTGACCTTAAAAAAATAAAAAACAAAAAACAAAACGAAGATTGGCTTTGGTTAGAGTTTAAAAATTCCTATGGAAACCCGGGTTGGCTGCACGGAGACGCGCATTTTGTTGTTTTTGAAAGAACTGAAGATTTTGTATTCATCAACAGAAAAGAACTGCTGTCTTGGTGCGGAAGTTCTCAAAAACTTCGGTACGATTTACCTTTTGTTAATCTAGCGAAGAGAGCTAAGTATCGAATTTACAGAAGAAGCGGCACAAAAGAAGAAGTTTCTCAGGTTGAATTAAAAGAATTAAAAAAGTTAAAGTCTTTTAAAGTTTGGAAAAAGTGAATGGCTAATCAGCTAGAGCTAGATAAAGCTTATATTAAAATGGCGTACATTTGGGCATCTCTATCCAAAGCTAAAAGAAAGCAAGTTGGTTGCTTGATAGTTAAGGGCGAAGCTATTATTTCTGACGGCTTTAATGGAACCCCGAAAGGCTTTAGCAATCAATGCGAAAGGCAAGTGCCTTATTTTTCCTGGAAACAGCAAGAAACCAAGCCAGAGGTTCTTCATGCAGAAAGTAATGCTATAACTAAATTAGCGAAATCAACCCAATCTAGCGTAGGCGCAACTATATACACCACGGCATCACCATGCATAGAGTGTTCCAAAATGATCATACAATCAGACATAGCTCGCGTTGTATATGATGAGCTGTACAAGAACAAAGATGGCATAGAATTGCTTAAAAAAGCAGGAGTAGAAGTGGAGCGGTTAAATGATTGAAGCTTTACTATTTATCTCAATTTGTATTATTTTGTATTTAGCTTTTGGTAAACAAGAAAAGCACAACAAAGAACTGGAAGAAAGCCTTCGCGAAGAAAATGAATTCTTGCGAATAAAGCTGAACGACAGAGAGTCTTCCATAGAAGAAAGAGAGAAGAACTTAAATAGAACTATACAAGAGCTTCAATTAAGCATATCAAAACAACAAGGCATAACATCATTAAGTAATGCCGAGCTAAAAAGAAAAGAGTCTGAATTAATAAGCAAGCAACAAGAATTGGAAAAAAAATTAGAAGAAGAAACGCTGGCTCGCAAAAAAGTTTTGTCGCAAAAGAAAAGCGGAGAGGTTAGGCTTGGACATATAGCAGAAACGCTTGCACCATTCCTGGATCAATTTGATTTTGAACCCGAGAGGTGTTCGTTCATGGGGCAGCCTATAGATTATATTTCATTCGGAGATGATGAGATAACTTTCATAGAGGTAAAGAGCGGCAACAGTCAACTAAGCCAGAAACAAAGACACATAAGGGATTTGGTTAAGGCAAAACTGGTTTCATGGAAAGAGGTCAGAATAAAATAATCCCAAATCTGAAAAAAAATTTTCGACAGAAAGCCTCGCGTGCTACACACAAAAATATCAAAAAAGAATAAAAAATGAGCAAAATTAAATTAAAAATCAAAAAAATAAATGATCGAGCAAAAATCCCGAATTACGCAAAGAAAGGCGATGCGGGAATTGATTTGGTCGCAACGACAACAATGAGCAATGGATACTTTATTGAATATGGAACAGACTTGGCCATGGAGATACCCGAAGGTTATGCCGGATACATCTTCCCGAGGTCAAGCATATCAAAGACGGATCACTATCTTAGAAATTCCGTCGGGGTTATTGATTCTGGCTATAGAGGAGAAATCAAAATCAGAATGAGCGTTCCCGCATTAGGTTCAAAAAAATATAAAAACGGAGACAAGATAGCTCAATTAATTATAATGAAGCTTCCGTGGGTAGACATAGAAGAGGTTAATGAACTATCCGAAACAGATCGCGGAGAAGGTGGATTCGGAAGTACAGGAAATTAATTTTTTCCCTTGACATACAATCCATTATATAGTATAATACAAGCATGTTTAACTTAAAATCAAAAATCAAAAAAATGAAAAATCAAAAATACTTTATTGTTTATAAAAATGCTGACAACGCAGTTAAGACTTACGAAATCGGTCGCCCAGAGCTAACGGAGTCTTTTGGAAACAAAAGCGAAGAGCGCAACAACATCGGCTTCAAAGCTTTTTGCTTTGCCAGAAACGAAATTCGTTCTTTTAGGCATGATCGCATTGTCTCCCTAACGCGGGCTTCGTGATACAGGAAATAATAAATTATTCCCTCAACAAGTTCTGCCCTTTATTCTTAATTAGTTTTATACTTTTTCTTAATTTCGGATTTTTAACTTGGGAGCCCTATGTAATCATGGGGCTCGTTTTGTTTGCCGAAAGATTTAACTTTAAGACTGGTTACGCAGTAGCTTATTGCGAAGCTAAGGGAATATCAATTAATGACTGACCAGAAAATTAACGAAATAAGATTCGAAGTCTACGATAGATTTTGCAAAAGTAAAACAAAAAAAGAAAAAAATCATAATAAACAAATTTTAGAGATAATAGATTATACAATACAATTAAAAGGCTCAATGGAAAAGATAAGTAAAATCGGAGTCTCTCACATATGAATAAAGAAGATAAAGTTTTATTAAAATTAGCCGAAGAACTGTCTGAGCTGACAACAAGAATTCTTCAACAATTAAACAAAACAAAAGATTATTCCCGAAAAATACAGCAAGAAATTTCCGATGTTGAAAAACAAATAGGCATACTCAAGAATTTACTGGATTAAAGTGTACTACTATATGTGAGGTTTTTTTGCTTTTTGTTGATATTAACAGGCTGTGTTAGTAAACACAAACCTCAAATTAGTGAAACAGAATTCGACCCTCAAAAACGAAATTGGTTAAAGGTTTACGAGCACGAATTAAAAACCGCAATAGAGAATGATGACGGAGAAGCTTATTATTTTTTTTGGCCAGAATATCTTAAAGAATATGATAAACAAAGGCATAAAGCTTGTGTAATTAAAAATCAATGAAATTCAAAGTATTTTTTATAAATCTAGAAGATAATCCACAGCCTTGGTTAAAGGCTCAAAATTTATTTTCCCTTCTGCCAGATGAAATGAAAAATTGCCTAGAAAGAATAGATGCAATTGACACTCGCAAAGATTTAAGCGTTGTCGATGATTTTGGACTAAAGATAGACCCTGTTGGTATTTTTTATAAATTATATTTTTCTCAGAGCGCGGGAGCAGCGGGATGCTTTTTAAGCCACTACTCCGCTTGGAAAAAGATTATCGATGAAGATTTAGATTGTGCGCTTATCGTCGAAGATGATATAGTCATTAGTGATTTAGTAAATTATTTGATGACGAATCCAGATATAGATGAATCATTAGATTTAATCCACTTAGGGGCAAGAGGATGGGACGGGCTTGAAGCGTATATTTTAAAAAATCAAGGAGCAGTTAAATTAGTCTCTTGTGTGCAGGATAGTTTTAAATTTAGGCATTGTTCTCCTTTTGATTTCATAAAAGAGCCATCAGAGCACTTATTAAGGATCAAAGAAGAAAACCCTAGATACGATTGGGGTAAGAAAAATAGCATCACTGCGCCGGCAGACAGGTTCGTCATGCATGCTGCGGAGACTTGTCTCGATTTCGCTTTTTTTCCTTGTATAGATTTGTGTTATTCTGCAGAAAAAGAATCTAACATACACACTCAAAAAGACAAGCCATATTATGATATGGAATACAAGTCTCTTATCCAAGAAATCAATTCTCCTTCATTTGAGTATTGGAATAAAAATTTAACCACAAGCTTATGTATTTGTACATACAACAATCATAAATTATTGCGTAAGTGTCTAGAGTCTGCGTCAAATCAGTCAGCCTTGATGGATGAATATGAGATTATAGTATTAGACAATACGCCTGTGGAAGACATAGCTAAATGCAAAAAAGAATACGATAAAGCGTACAGCCTTGCGAAAACAATCAGCAACTGTAGATATATACATACATTAACAGACGGGCTCTCTGGCGCAAGAAATGCATGTATAGAAGAATCAAAATCTGATTTAATCTATTTCGTAGATGACGATACAATCGTAGATTCGAATTTAATTCGAAACATGGTTAATAAATTCAAAAACCCATCAATAGGTGTAGTTGGGGGGAAAATTATTCCAGATTGGCAAATCGCAGAAAGACCAGAATGGTTGAGTGATGATCAGTTAGGGCAACTTTCTATGGCCGATTTTTCAGATAGAGATGTATTCTTGCATGAATATGATAAACCTATTTGGCTAGTAGGGGCGAATATTTGTTTTAGACTGCAGGCTCTTAAAGAAATTGGAGGATTTGGTACTCACTTAGGTCGCAAAGGTGGAACGAGTACGCTTCTTAGTGGAGAAGAAGATCAGGCAGTTACGCAAATTAGAAAAAAATACTCTGCACTTTATACTCCAGATTGCACGGTAAGTCATATTGTTGACCCTAGCAGGTTGAATCAATCATGGTTCGTAAAGCGAGTAGCTTGGCAAGCCGTATCTAACGCATTGACAGGAGATTTGTGGATGAAAGACGCAAAAGGTGTTGAAGAAATTTTAAAAGACAACATGAACTGCTTATTTACTGAACCAAAAACCCAATCTGAATTGGATTTAAAATTAAAAATAATTTCTATTATTTCGTTTTTGCTACTAGAAGGGCAATTATGAATACAATTGATATCATAACCTTAATCGCCCCAAGACTAGAGTTTTGGCATCTTGAAGAATGGATAGAACACAATTTATCAATAGGCATAAATAAAATCTACATATATAACAACGGTTTTAATTTGATAAGCAATGAAAAATCTGCAAGTAATCAAACTTCGTGGTGGGCGCAAAAAACTTTTAAAAACGAAAAATGCCAAGGAGAAATCTCCAAAATTTGGGACTTAAAACCGAAAATAGACCATTTCGAAGATTTTTCTGAGTCTCAGATTATAAAGGCAATCAGCAGGGTGCAAGATAAATATAACAATGTAAATATAATTCCTTGGGAATACGCAAAAGATCATAAAGACAAGTATCCAGACTCACAATACTCCGCCTTGAGAGATTTTTTGACTAAATCGCAAAGCGATTTCTTTGCATTTATAGATGTAGACGAGTATTTTGTTTTGCCCAAAAGTAAATCTTTGCAAGATTTAGCATGCGACATCGAATTTGACAGTTTAAAAATTCCCCAAAAAGCTCAACCCCGAAGATGTAGAGAGAAAGTTTTAAGTATGCCAGATTCAAACCAACCCCTAGAAACAAAGTGGGGCAAAAACGTTACGAGACTACAAGCAATAAAAGATTTAGTTCGCGAAAACGAAAAAGAAGGTTTGTGGCCATTTAAAAACTGGAACCATCACGATGGATTTGACGAATGCCTATTTAGCGTAACAACCAGCAAAGGCTTTCATTACAATCATTATAAATTATGAAAATTGATAATATATATTATATTTCATTGCCCCCAAAAGCAGGAAGAAGCCGCCAAGAGAAATGATGATTGAGCCATTCATATTTAACTGGAAAGGAAAATCAGAAAACTCTAAAAAAATATTCTTTCAATTAAATTCTATTTTGCTATTAGAGGGAGAAATTTAATATGATTATATCCCACAAACATAAATTTATTTTTATTGCCACGCCGAAAACGGGCACGACTTCAATAGAATCAAAACTTCAACCGCTTCATGAAAAGGTTAATCTTTCAGATAAAGCTGAAGGCAGGGAAAACCCAATACTTAAACATATCACATTAGAAGATATAAAGAATAATTGTAGTCAAAATTTGGATGATTATTTTTCTTTTTCCTTTTCAAGGAATCCGTGGGATAGACATTTAAGCATATTTAAATATTATAAAAAAATGATTAAATTCTGGGATGAAAATCCAGAAAAAAAACAAAAATGGATCACTGCTTACGAAGCATATAAGGATTTAGTTGGGAACTTTGAAGATTTTAATGAATTTGCAAGCATCAATCCAAATTTTGCAGAGCTTCAGACCAGGTGGATCACTGACAATATTAACTTTGTAGGCAAAATGGAAACGTTGCAAGATAGCTTTGACAATATATGCAGTAGGATAGGTATCCAGAAAATCGAATTACCTCATTTAAATATCTCTAATAAAACTGATTACAGAACAGTATACAATAATCAATCAATAGATATTGTGTCTAAATCTTATAAAAAAGACATAGATTACCTAGGTTATAGCTATGATAGTTGAGAAAATAGAAGAAAAATACGCAGTAGACATCAACGCATTTGGGTATAGTTATGAAGATCGATAAAGCAGGAAGAAGCCGCCAAGAGAAATGGTAATTGAGCCATTCATATTTAACTGGAAAGGAAAATCAGAAAACTCTAAAAAAATATTCTTTCAATTAAATTCTATTTTTGATAAAGTTAAAGTCATAAATAGCGACGATCATTATTGCCCAGAAAACTGGATTAATATTGGCGATGAATTTTACTTTTCCGGGCAATTCAATACTGCCCTTAAAAACTTTTCTGGAGATATTTTATTCCACATACAAGGAGATGTATCCTATGATCGCTGGGAAGAATTAGTTAGCGATGCAATTTATTATTTCAAGCACTATGATTGCGGAATTTACTCTCCGAATATAGACTATACTTGGTATACAACAGAAAGTTTCAGGATAGAAGATAAGCGCAATTTATTACGGCATCAAAACTTAGACATAGTTGGATGTACAGACGAAACGGTTTGGTTCATACATAAAGATATTATAAACCAATTTAAAGATTACAATATTAATCTTCGTAATGAAGATTACGGATGGGGTATTGATTTAGCTTTAGCTTCAATTAGTTTTTTAAATAAAAAATTAGTCCTGAGAGATAAAAACCATAAAATCATTCACCCAAGAGGCACAAACTACGATCAAGAAAAAGCAGAAATTCAATTTAAAAATTTCAGAAAACAATTACCCAAGAAAGTCGATAAGTGTATTTCTTTAATAAAGAGAGAAGAACAATCGAAATTATATAAATATTTATCATAATATGAAATTTTCAAACAAGTTATGTATATTGTTTCTATCCACGGAAAAAGAGTATAACTCTGGAGTATTAGACGATTGTATTTCGAGATACTTCCTTAAACAAGTTTCTGTTGATAAAAAATTTGATATATATATTTACCTCAACAAGGGATATATAAATAAATACAAACCACTCTTAGAATACAAAAAATTAGAAAATGTAAATAATGTTTTCGTTTTCGTGCTAAACTTGACAGAATCTGAAGATTTTTACGTACGAACACCTGAAGATTTCTCTAAAGTTGAATCCTCCGAGAGGTTTAAACTTGGCGGGTCAACAGGGCCAAACAATTTATTTTATCGATCTTTTGAGAATATTTTAAAATTAAACTATAGAGATATCTTAATGCTAGAAACAGACTCTCAACCAATCAAAAATTACTGGCTAGACAAAATAGTAAATTATTGCGACAACAATGTATTTTTAATTGCTGGAAGTACATACAAAGGTAAAGAAAAACTTCCCCTTTATGAGTCATGGACAGGGCACTTAAACGGCATCGCAATTTACAGAAACATTCCATTTCTAAAGCTATTTATTGAAGAGTCTAAAAAATTAATAGAATACAATATAAAAAACAATATTAATAACTTCATTAGTTTTGATGTAGCAATGCACTTCCTTTATTGCGGCTCATTTGGAAGAAAGAATTGCCACAGCCAGTCAAGCTTGCATAAGAACCTAATAGATTCTTCTATAATCGCTAATTTTTCATTGCCCATAGATGCAGGCACTCCAATTGATAGTGTAATAGAGCAATACCCAGAAACAATTATTCTTCACAAAAAACGAAGCTTAAATGAAGCACAAACACTGCTTCCAGTATATTACCATATAGCTAAAAATGCTGGAACATATGTATTAAGTGCAACAAGTTTTTTACTGGATCAACATTTAAAATCAAAAAGCCCACAAGAAGAGTGTGGTAAAATTCAAGCTTCAATTAATTTTCCCAGCGGCAATAAATGTACTGTTTTCCTTGGAGGTCCGGGATTACATGATTATTTCGCATTGCATTATCATGCAAAGATTGCATCAACTCCTTATCACAAACTTGATATTGGTGGCGCATATCCAAACAATTCAAATTGGACAAACCTAGAGTATGCTCAAAAACTTAGAGAAAATGCAGTAACAGCATTACATAAAAAATTTCCACAAGCAAAAACTTATAAAGACTATCAAGTATTACACGAGGAAACAATTCCCCTTAAAATTAAAAAGTCATCAGAATTTTCTCCAGAAGAATTCCTCTCCTTCATTCAAAATAATAAAACTTTTATTTTTGCTGTACTCATAGAGCCTCAAAACAGTGGCAGTTCTTTTGTTAAAAGTGAACTTATCGGTTGGGAAGATAACCTAGAATTTATTAATGAAATTTGTGAGAGGTACAACCGTAAACCAATTAATTTTTTGACTTTACGCGAACCTTTTTCTAGGGCGAACTCCCTATTTTATTATTTAACATCCAGTGATAGCGACCACGAACCCGTTCGAGATGAAATCGCTTCACCCACATTCGAGCAATACATAGAAAGCGAAGAACTGGAGGACAGTTGGTTGATTAGGCAAGTTTTATGCCTAAAGTGGAGCGATCCAATAGATGAAGGTCATTACAATATCGCTATCGAAAAACTGAAAGAATTCTACATAAAAGATATTACTCAAGTTGATTACCTTATAGAAGAGATTTTCTCTAAATCATATAATTTATCTTTTTCAAAAGCTCCGAAAAGTTATTTAAATAGAAATAAATCAAGTAAAATTAACACGCTTCAATTTAATCAGCTCCCCCCCAGGCTGCAACAAAAATTTCTCGATAGAACTCGATGGGACAAAAAACTATACAACCGCCTTACACAATGAAGATTTATACATATTACGAAGAAATTAATTTTCCACAACAAAAAGAGCTACTCGAACTTTGGGCCCTGAGTTGGCAGGAAATGGGCTTTGAACCTATTACCCTTAACATTAACGATGCAAAAAAATCTCCAGAATACGATTTATTTGTTGGCAAAATGAGGTTTATTTTTAAAGAAATTACTGGGAACGATTTAACCCCATATGGATTGAGTTGTTTTGTAAGATGGCTTGCATATTCTGCCTTAGATAATAAAAGCGAAAGATTTCTTGTCTCTGATTACGACGTAATTAATAGTGGTAGATGGACCATCAACGACCCCCTCGTAGGAGGAATTCATTTTTTCGATGACGCGTGCCCTTGCATGGCCTCTGGAACGCCATCTGAATTTAAAAAATTATGCGAATTGTTTTACGACATTACCCTATTAAGGCTTGATGAAATTAAAAAACAAGCAAACCACTACCATGATCAAGAATTTTTTATTTATAATTTCACAGAAAGCAATACTAACTTTCGGTCGCTTGCAAAACAACACTCATTAACTTTGACTCGAAAAAGAAAGGAAGATGTCTCTCCCTACTTTCCAGATATTCGCGACCCCATCAGAGCATATCATGTTTCTCACCACAATATTGATCGAATAATGAAAAAATACCCACAAAAATATGAATCCGCATCGCTCGATCAAGTAAGGATCGAAGTGGTAAAAGAAATTTTAAACAGAAAATGAAAATATTAACAACAATTTTAACTCACAGTGGCACACAAGAACAAGCTAATGCTTGCTTAGATACATGGGTAAATAATATAAAAGCTCCACATGAGTATTTTTTTTACGGAGATCAACAGCAATCTCAAAAAATGGATAAAACGTGGAATTGTTCGCCTGACGAAGGAGAAGCGCGATTTCGTTTGCCTGAAAAAACTTACAAAATGCTTGTGGAGTCATTGAAACACGAGTGGGACTTTTTATTCAAGTGTGACGATGACACTTATATAAATTTTGATAAACTTATGCAATTTCTAAAAGACTACGACGCAAGCGCTGATTGGTATATAGGTGGCAAAATAGTTAACCCATTTCCATATGCTCAGGGGGGTGCGGGATACATTCTAACGCGAAAAGCTGTTGAGAAATGCCTGCAATCATTAAAACATTTTTACAAAAATGAATTCAAAAACAAATCTGCGGAGGATTACTCCATAGGGCTTGCCTTACGCGATCAAAAAATCGACTTAACTGTTACGGATTTATTATCAACACCAAGCCCAGATAGCGCGAGATCAGATCAATCGGTATGCATGAACGCTATCATGAATCATGACAAAATTACAACTCATTATGTAAATTCAAATACCATGCGTCAAATACATGAAGCTAGATCAAAAAGATAGCATTCCAAAAATCATACACCAAATTCATATAGGTGGCAGTGAGCTATCCAACCAAGAAAAAGAGTGGCAAGATAGTTGGAAAAAATTAAACCCCGAATGGGAACACATAATGTGGGATGACTTAAAAATCGAACAAGATTTAAGTATAACCTATCCTAAAATACTCAAAAACTGCAAAAATTATTCGGAAAAGTCAGATATTTTAAGATTTGAAATTCTATATCAGTATGGAGGATTATATGTCGATACTGACTTTGAATGCTTAAAGCCTATAGACGCTTTATTGAAAGATGAGAAAATTGTATTATATTGGCAGCAACCGCAAAAAATATGCGGAGCATTTTTTGGGGCCACCAAGAAAAATTTAGACCTCAAGCGCCTCATAGACAGTCTGCCGTCTCGAGAAAAATCTCACGGAAACAAAATTTCGGATTGTAAATATGGTCCTGTATATATCACTGAAATACTGGGCTCAAAAAAGGGGAGGCCGGACGGAAGAGACTCTCCGAAAAAAACTGTTTATCCTTACTTGTGGTACGAAGTTCATCGCAAATCAGAAGATTTTTCTAAAACTTGTCCAGAAGCGCACGCTGTACACCATTGGGGAGGCAGTTGGATATGATAAACCACAAGCACAAGTTTATCTTCATTCACATGCCCAAGTGTGGAGGTTCTAGTATTGAAACTTCATTTGGTTATAATTTATGGGACAAAAAAAAATTCCCAAATGATTTTTGCGACAAGCAATTATTACTTGGTAGGGATGAGCATACAGGAAAATATCTTCAACATCTTACAATCAGTGAAGTTTATGAAATTCACCCAAAATTAAAGAATGATTATTTTTCTTTCTCTTTTATTAGAAACCCGTGGGACAGAGCTATATCGGATTACTTTTATTTCGGCGGCCCAAAAAAACAAAGCTTAAAAAAGTTTCTTTTATCTCCAACAAACCTTGACCCCTCTCACTCCGTCCCTCAATATGATTTTTTACGAGATAATGAAGGTAATGTGGCTGTTGATTTTCTTGGCAGATTTGAAAATTTTGAAAATGATTTTTCGTACGTGTGTAATTATTTAAATATACCCGACCTAAAACTGCCACATATTAACAAAAGAAACAGAAATCGTTATACCGAATACTACGATGATGAAACTCGCGAAATTGTCGCGGAAAAATATGCACGAGACATTGAGTATTTCGGATACAAATTTGGAGAATAAAAATGAACAAAAGCTACATCAGCCTCGGGCAAGGGTGCCAAATGTCACTTCACATTAGTAAACTCCTTAGGCGCAAGTTAGAGACTCATATATTTGATAACATGGTCACCAATTTTAAGACTGTTATCGAGATAATGAAGATTAAAAAATTCAAACAAGATGACTTTGTAAACTATTGCTTAAATTACAATAGCCAAAACCATTGGAGGTATCGCTGCAATGGTGAGAATGTTCCATTAAATGAAAACTGGATAACATCTAAAGAGTTAATTGAGTGTAAAAATTTTCCATTAATATCTCCGCATTATATTGATAAAGGTAAATATAATACATCAATAATCACTTTTACAGATATGATGAATCGTCGTCTGGATCGCTTTAAGAATGAGTTGGGTAAAGCTAACTTCATAAACTTTTTTTATTGCGCTAACGAACAGTTTATCCCTCATTACATTCCATCTCTAGAAGACATAAAAGAGTTTCATGACTTACTAAGGTTTTTAAATCCTAAAATACAATACAAAGTAAATATACTTGTTCACCCCGAACATCATGAATCCGCAAAAAAACATAAATATGAAAACGAGAGAGCCGAAGTATATCTATTAGAATATAAAGACAAATTGAGCCAAAAGAGAATTAATTGGGCGGATTCGAACTTAAACTGGAAACAAACACTACACCGAGATTTACAATGAAAGCTATAGTTCAAAGCTGCGACAGATATCATGCAATGGCGGAGCACATGTTGCTTAAGTATGAACAGCTTTGGCCCTCCAATTCATTTACTTTTAGAATACCTTGGAATAAAAAAAAGCCAGAAAAGATTCGCGATAAATTCAAAACAAAAGTTGATCTCGTGCAGACAGATATTAAATTTAAAGAAACATTTGATAGTTTAACGAAAGATCTTGAAGATAATGAGTGGGTATATTGGTGCATTGATGACAAGTATCCAATAAAAATTGACGAAGCAAAAGCGAACCAGGTCGTGGCCTTTATTGACTCAATTGATGACCCTCAAATTGTAAATGTATGCTTCCATTTCGTTAGGTCGATAAGGAACTCCGCGCTTTGCCTGAAAAACAACAACAAAGGGGTAAGTGTTTCGTTTGATAATCTTAGGTTTATAGAGCATAATGCCTACACCAACAATTGGCTTCATCAATTTTTTAGGGTTGGAGCGCTAAGAGAGTTCTGGGGGCACCTAGAAGAGCCGCATCAATATAAAGCCCTCTCTATGGACAAACACGTTAAACCTTTAACTGGGACATGTCTTACCTTAGACCATAATATTTGTACTTACGGAGAGAGCACATACAAAGGGCTAGCAACTCAAAATTGCAAAACTAGTTGTGAGAAATTCAATATTGAAGTTCCTGATTACTTCGTGGGTGAAAAATTGCACCGAATAATTATATAATTATAATTAATCAGCGGGTGTATATACTGGACATGAAAATAAGATGCGAATCAAAAGGTTGCCTATGCCCTTCGGCCGCAGGAGATAGAAGAAAATATACATTTCGCTATATTGATAATGTAAAAAACTACATTTACTACGATGTCCCAAAAGTTGGTTCTTCAACTTTGCGGAGAATGCTGTTTCCAAAATCTTGGCCTTTAGGCCCTTGCTCTCCTTGCTTAAATTCAGTTCAAGCTCCAATACATACAGATAAGCGATATATTTCTTTTACATTCGTGCGCAATCCATATGATCGAATATTATCGGCATGGAAATATTTTACGACAAATAGTTATGCGACTGGACTCTTGAAAGACCATAACATCAATGTAGGCAAAAACACGACATTCGAGGAATTTCTTGACATTTCCATCAATCAACACTCAGATCATCACTGGCAACCTCAGAGTGATTATGTGCCGCAGGGTGTTAATTTTATTGGTAGGCTAGAAAATTTCCAAAAAGACTACAATGCGTTATGTAGCCTTATTGCTTTTCCTAAAGCTCAACTGCTCCACGAAAAACAAATTAAACGAAAGCATTACTCAGAGTATTACAGTAAAGAAACTAAAAAAATAGTAACCGAGGTTTACGCTGAAGATATAGATAGATTTGGTTATAAATTTTAATAAAAACCATGTTCGATCAAATCAAGATTTTTAAATCAAACCCTCATTATAGACTAGGAGATCTATTATTTTGTAAAGGGGCCAGATGGTTGCACGATAAAGAAGTCATCCTAAACAATACCGAATACGAAGGCAGCCTATTAAGGCTCTATTTAGAATCTAAGGGCCCTTTAAACAAATTAAACATAAATGCTCTCAAAAAATGCATTAATTCCCTAAAAAACAGAGTGAATGTTAACGAAAATACTTTATACATTAACATGAGACTAGGGGATTGCGTTATGCACTCATACGGCAAAAGCGTTGGTCTATTTCTTTACTTTCCAGATAAATTATATTCAAAAATATATGAAAAATCAAATCAAAACAAAGAAATTAAAAAGATCGAAATAGTATCAGCATTACATTTTGGAGATAACGAGTTTAAAAAAATCTGGCAATTCAGCGAAGAAGCTGTAGACGAAAACCGCATTCGTTTTAACGACATAATTCAAACCATAAAAGTTAGATTTAACTTGCCTATTTCGATACATCAAAACGAGAAAAGACAAGTTGATCATATCGACGAAGACTTTTTAACGCTTTCTTTGGCGAAGCATTCGATTACAGACTCTGGAGGCTTTGGAGATGTGATAAATATCGCGCGTTCAATTGTTTGAATTATGAATTTCTCTCACATTAGATGCCCCGCGAGTATTATAAAAGACCATTTTTATGGGTGGGGATTTATTATCGAAAAGTTTAAGCGGCAAGCTAAATTAGTCGAAGGCGAACCGATTCTAGATGCATGGGCAGATGGATACCACAATGAATATCAACTTGATTTATTGAAAAGAAATAAATGGGTTGGAATTTTACATGGCATCGCTAGCGAGTCTAGAGAGCAAAACTTAAACCGTTTTTTCTCCTCTGCTATTTATAGGAAAACCAAAGATAATTGTCTTTTTTTGTTAACGACCAGCGAACACACAAGGCAACACTGTCAGACGAAAACGTCAATTCCCATTAAAACACTTTTGCACCCAAAGCCCGACACAGGTCATCGTTTTGAAATTGATCTCTATTTCACAGCTCCAACCTTGAGGCATAGTGGGTTTTTCGGAAGGAATATTAATCACTTTATTAATTTTAATTCTAACTTAACCAAGTTAATTACTTGTGATAGGACAGCAAGGGAAAAAAAGTACAAAAAGAGCCTTTCAGATAATGATTCTATTATTTTTCGAAATGGTTTTCTTGAGCCAGATGATTATATAGAGCTTCTAACCTGCACAATAGGTTATGCTTTTTACGATGATTGCTCTGCCAGCACCTCTATTCTTGAACATATAATGACGCACACGCCCGTTTTAGTTAATAAAATTCCGCCCATTGTAGAGTATCTAGGGGAAGACTATCCTATGTATTTAGATGATCTGCCAGACAACATCGACAAACGATTAACAGATAGAGCTTTCATACAGGAAGTTTCAGATTATCTAGCCATACGATCAACCAAAAAAGAACTTAGCGTTGAATATTTTATAAATTTTTTAAATAACCTATAAAACCAAACGCAATGAAACCTAAACCTACAAAACAATTTTTTTGTGATTTTTTATGTCAATACAGCTTTCCGTTTTCGACTATAATAGATGCTGGATGTCAATATCAAACAAAAGAATTGAGAGTGTTCAGCGAAGCTAAGCATATATTAATAGAGCCTGACCCCCAATATTTTGAATCGATTCATAAAAACTATAGCAAACTACAATATAAATTACTAGATATTGGATGTGCTGAATTTGATTCCAAGTTGTATCTTCATCGAAAAACTGGGGGAAGCGACTTAAATTCTGAGAAATCTGAAATTTCGGTTCGCGTAAAATCTCTAGATACTGTGTTTGCAGAGGAGAATATCCAAGATTCAGCTTTACTTAAAATTGATGTTGACGGACTAGAAGTTGATATTTTAAATGGGGCGAAAAATAGTTTAGCCAAATGTGCATTCGTTATTATTGAGGCGAAAATGCCAGCGTTTAACCAGATTAGTAATATTCTACATGAATCAAATTTTTCATTATGCCATATTGTTGATCTTTGTTACAAACACAATGTCTTAGCTCAATGCGATTTGGTATTTGTGAATAACGCGGTTAAAAATCATTATAATTACCTTAACCCTCCATTCACAATGAACTCTTGGCATAAACATTGTTAATCTGCCTTATAAATGATAAATCACAAACATAAATTCATCTTTATTCACACTCCCAAAACGGCAGGCACATCTATTTCCGTGAGCCTTGCAGACGATTCTGTACTCAAAAACGAAACGAAAGAAAAACACTGGAACGCCAGCCAATGTAAGCAAAATTATTCTAAATACTGGAATAAATATTATAAATTTTCTGTAGTTCGAAATCCTTGGGATAGAGTAGTATCTATGTATATATATTTCACTCAGTTTAATAAAACCATCAAGCAAAAAAACTTTTCCGATTGGCTGAGTTTCGCTTTTGTTGAAAAAAAATTTAACATGTGGGGAGGTCTAGGCAGTCAATATGACTTCTTGGCTATTAATAAATCAATAGAGTTAGATTATGTTCTTAGGTTTGAAAATTTAAATTCAGACTTTAATCAGTTGTGCGAAAACCTTAATATTTGCCCTCCTTCATTGTCGACCTATAATGGCCCATTTAAAAAAGAAGCTCACCAACATCGAGAACATTACGGGGAGTATTATAACGAGTACGACATGAAAATTATCGAATCAGCATACAAGAAGGACATTGAATACTTTAACTATAAATTCCAACAACAATGATTATTTCGCACGATTACCGTTTTATTTTTTTTGAAGTGCCTAAGACAGGAACTTCAACTTTGCACGCAAGACTTGGGCAGTTCAATAATTACCTAGAACTTGAAAAACCTATGTTTAATAACACGCTAAATAAAGCAATCTCTCGACATATCTGGATAGATGATTTACAGCAGCTACCAATATATGAGGAATGCAAAGATTATTTTAAATTTTGTTTCATACGCAATCCATACGATTATTTTTATTCTCGCAGTCAATTTGATGCCTCGCCAACATACATTAAACACCAAGAAGAAAACGGCAAGCATGATGCAGCTTGGAGGATTGACAAGCGAAAACTTGAGAAGTTAAAACAATGTACGGACGGAAATGGTAATTTTTTATTTCGAAACTACCTAAAACTCCTTAACCCACTTCATCAGATAAGGTCTGGCGGATTTTTCAAACGCTGGACGCATCAAGATAATTCATTAAAAATGAATTTTATAGGGAAAAACGAAAGATTTGAGGAAGATTTTAAAAAAGTTTGCGAGATGATTGGCTTACCTTATAATGAGATTCCAACTCTATCCAAAAATATCAACACGAAACCACTAGACCAAAGTTGCGATTCTTTCTTTGGAGACGGCTTGGTTTATAAATATTTACATCATTACGAAGTTGGTGACCTAGAAGTTATTAATAGAAAATGCAAACAAGACTTTGAGCTTTTTGATTATAGAATGATCGCAAGCAATGAACTAATTGAATATAAAAATTGGTGTAATAAACGATAACCCTAACAATAATATTATTATAATGAGACCGCGACTACTACCAATCAAAAAAATTAAAACTAACGATATATGCGCAGAAATTGGCGTATGGAGAGGAGATTTTTCCTCGCAAATACTCGAATGCAACCCAAAGGAATTGCATTTAATTGATCCATGGATACATCAGGATCATGAATGGGTTAAATGGGCAAAAGGTCAAAAAATAATTGATGCATACAAGCATGTAAAAGATAAATTTAAAAATCAATCTAACGCTTTTATTCACAAAAACAACTCTAAAGATATGTTTTTTGGGAAAGAGTATTTTGACTGGGTATATATTGATGCGGATCATAGCTACGCTTCTGTTTTGGAGGATTTGCAACATTGGTATCCCCAAGTCAAGAAAGGCGGATTTTTATGCGGAGATGATTATGGATGGTCTCACCCATTAACGCCTGGCCCACAGCCTGCAGTTGATGAATTTGTTGCTCTACACGATCTCAAAGTTGAAGTGCAAGAGCGGCAATTCGTGATTTATTTGTAAACATTTTAATAAAACATGAAAACCAATCAAATCTCTACTCGTACTTTACCAAACAGATATCCTGATATTTTTTCTGAAATTCAGTCAATCATCCCTAATCCCAAAAATATACTATCTTTCGGTTGTTCTTATAGGCTTGAATGCGAAAGCTTGCAAGAAAAATATTTCCCCGATATCAAGCAAGTTGGATTCGACATCAATAAAGATGTCATTCGTGACAATTTTAAAAACAATCAATACTCAAACATCGAGTATACAGATAGTCTTGAAAGTTTAAATTGTAAATTTGATTTGGTTTTTGCCATGTCGGTATTATGCCGATGGAGCTCTGATGATGATCTGTCTTATAAATTTAATATATTTGAGGAAACACTTGATATCATCGATCAACTTGTTGCAAAGAATGGCTATTTGTGTATCTACAATTCCACATATTTATTTACCGATTCTAAAACTTCAAGTAAATATCAAGCGGTTAACACAAAACACCAAGAAACAGGTTTTGTCACAAAGTATAATCCCTCACAACAAAAACAAATTGAAAACTATCCATACTATTTGTTTAAAAAAAATAATAAATAAATTTTATGGCTATCAAGATTGCATCTTATTCTGTTGATAGCAACAATCTCGGCGATCATATTCAAATCATTGCTCAATTAAGATTGCTTAAACAATTAGATCTCGAGCCTGAAATTTATTTGGATAGAGACTCAGGTATTCAACCAGTAAGTTCTGATAAATTTTTCTTAGTTATGAATGGTTGGCACAAAAGATGCGGAGAAATTTGGCCTCCATCGGATAACATTATTCCTTTGTTTATCGGATTTCATGCAAGAAATCGCGAAGGATTATTTGATAATGTAACCAACCAAACCAGCGTTGATTATTTCAAGATGCATCAACCAATTGGCTGTCGTGATCTGCATACATTCAATCTACTTAATCAACAAGCAATCGATTGCTATACAAGTAACTGCCTCACAACAACACTGCCCAAGCGCAGAGCAACAACAAGCCAAAACAAAATCTTTGTTGCATCACGAGATAAAGATATACTCAACATATTACCCAAAGATATTGCTTCTCAATGTGAATATATTAATCACTATTCGCACACCTCAAACTTTGATGACAACATGATATTGGCTGAAAAACTTTTAGATAATTATAGAGACAACGCAAAACTAGTAATTACAACTTTCTTGCATTGCGCCCTCCCATGCATAGCGATGGGCATTCCTGTGATTGTATTTTATCCTAATTTCGAGGTCAACTCACCTCAACATTCAAGCGACCAACAAAGAATGTCAACACTTGCTGGCATGACCACATGCTATCGCTTTGACCAAATGGACGCAGTCAATTGGAGCGTCGCAGCAATAGATACCGAAAATCGAAAACGACAACTGATACAATACTTTAATACTCAGGTTGCCTCACTATTAAAATGAACATTCCCAGAAAAACAATATGGATGTGTTGGTTTCAAGGGGAAAACGATATTGACGTGCCACAATTGAATATGGAATGCATATCAAGATGGAGACAGTTTAATCCAGACTACAGGATTCATGTTTTGGATAATCAATCTATTCAAGATTTTGTTCCTGAATTTTTCACCATCAATCGTGACTCCCCAAAACGATCTTTTGCCGCCCAATCAGACTTGTTGAGAGTTTTGCTTTTATCAAAATTCGGAGGAGTGTGGGTTGATACTAGTGTTTATCCTATGTTGCCACTGAATAGCTTTTACTATAAATTAGTAAATGACACTGGTTTTTTTGCATACCGATTTTTTCCTCGTAAACTGAGCCCAAGGGGAGGTTATGCTGAAACAGCAAGTTGGTTTATGTGTTTTGATTATTCAGGCCATCCCTTGTCAGTGAAACTAAAAAATGCATTCATCAAACGGTACAAATTTGATAAAGATTGGCAGTATTTAACTCTTCATGATACACTGTGTAATTTATATGACTCTGACTCTGAAATTAATTGCATCATAAACAATATGATACAAATCAATGCAGACATACCGCATTCCGCTTTACATTATGGATGGAATCAAAGAAGTGAATCTTTCTTATATAAGCGCCCCCTTGGCAATGATAAATCGCGAACATAAAATTATTTTCGTTCACATTCCAAAAACAGGAGGAACAAGCGTTGAGAAATTATTTGACGATTCTTTTTATGGTTGGGACGAAAAACGTAGCTTATGGAAACAGCATTGTTCGATATACCAAATGCAATCAGTTTACGGAATTGATATTCGCAGCTATTATAAATTTGCAATTGTTCGAAATCCGTGGGATCGAGCAGTTTCAGATTACAAATGGTGGACTCGACCAAGCTCACCGTTTTTTAATTTTTTAAAAAACACAACACTTGAAGATTATTTATTGATTCGCAATGGTTACGAAAAAATTAATCATTTAAATGATTCCACAGGACGCGCAGATCACTTTTATACACAATATTCATTCGTTGAAATAGATGGGCGCAACTGCATAGATCGCATCATAAGATTCGAAAATCTTCAGCAAGACTTTAATTTAGTTTGTGATGAAGTTGGCGAGCGGAGACAACAATTACCCCACACAAACAAAACAAACCGCAAGCACTATAGCGAATATTACAACCAAAAAACCATTGATATTGTTTCTCAAAAATATCATAAAGACATAGAATACTTTGATTATCAATTTTAAAACATGAAAATACATTATATTACCATTCATCACGCAACAATAAAATGGATTGATATTCAATTAAGGCATATTCAACGCTTTACTCGCGACTACAAAGTTTGGGCTCTTTTTAGTAAAGATTTATGCCTGTCAGAACATGAACATAAATATCATTTTCTTGGTCATAAAAAATCAAAATCGGGCCACGAGTCCGACGATCACGAGATGGGTCTTGCTCAATTAACAAATACTGTGTGCTGCGACCCGAACGTTAAAGAAGATGATGTTCTAATCTTTCTCGATAGTGATGCGTTTCCTATCGGCGATATCAACAACTATATTAAATGCAATCTCGCGGATTATGAATTTTGCGCAGTTAATCGAATTGAGAATTTGGGATGCCTAGCTCCACACCCCTCCTTCGCTTTCTGCAAAGTTAAATTCTGGAGGGATAATCAATTTTGTTGGGGCAGAGATAGATCTTTTAATACTAATGTGGATTGGAGGGGCGATATAGGCGGTCTCTTGTTCGGACGCTTAAATGAGAAAAGCATTAATTGGTTAAAAATACAGAGAGATTCAAAGCAGAGCTTGTTTGTCGATCCGCTTTTGTATTCTGTATATGGAGGCATCGTATATCATCACTGCGCAGGTTCGCGAGGAGTCTTCAAAACAAGGGCAACTCCATCTTATATGCTCGATAAAAAAAACGAGCCATTTTTCTCTAAAATTTATAGCGAGGTAGAGAACTATATCTGGAGGACAATCAACTCAGATCACTTTATTGAGCCTTAATTACTTAAATATTTAAATCCCATCTTTTCACAGATTATCATGAATGAGGCTTATTCAGGGCGCTTACCTAAAGGTTTTCCGTCTTGACCAATTTGACCATCTCTGATTTTGGTGGCAGAAACTTCTTGTAATTCTTTACTTAGTTCTAGTTGTTCGATATTATAACCAACGCCTCTGCCATAAAATACATCCATAATATTAGGGAGTTCGACAACTTTAATTTTGTTTCCGAATTCTACACAAGCAGAATGTATTTCTTTTTTCACTTTTTCAAAATCGTAGGGGTTACTATCATCAATTCCGCCGACATCTCTTAATGCAATGCAACATTGGCCTGTTCTTTTTACGGCTTCAGCGACAAGGCTCTTATGCCCGATGTGAAATGGTTGATACCTACCTATAAGTAACGCAGTTGGAGCTTGATTATCCCACGCTTCAGTTTCGTCTAATTTCTCAACAACTTTATCAACCCACTCTTCTGGAGTTCCATCGGTAAGTCTTAAATCATAATTCATAGGTCTTTCAAACATTTTATTTGTGTCTTCATACCTACCCTCCATTATGCGATCTACCCATATTACAAAATCTGCACCAAAAGCGGCTCTAGTTTCTTGAGTTGGGCATACGAAATCTGCGATAACATATGAACCTCCTATTTTTGCCCAATCACAAAGTTTTCCCATTCGTGTGGCATGAGACAATCGATCTTCTGGAGAAAATCCAAGTTCAGAATATATATCTTGACGAACTGCATCTGCGTTAAACCATGCGGCATTTAATTTAGCAACAAGCTTTTCAGCTAATGTTGTTTTTCCTGATCCAGGAAGTCCCATTATAAGAATTTTTCTTTTCATGTTTTTTTATTACACTCTGTTTTAGTTAGTTAAATATTTAAATCCCATCTTTTCACAGATTGCGATTTTTTCGTTTTTGGGCATGTTTTGATATTTATTTGTCGCCCATTCATTTATTCTCATTTTTCTTTTGTCTGGCGATCCATTAACATAGTCCATCGATAAAGATTGAGACATACATTCGATCAAGAAATTTATTATTTTCTTTTTTATTATTTTGTTATAAATCTCTATTCTTTCTTTTCCCGATATATGCTCGTACCTCAATTGAGATTCGATCTTGCAGGTCATTTTCTTCCTAGAAGCGAAGAAATCTCGCGAGTTTATAAGGCACTCTTGATACAAGTAATCAAGAACCATTTGTCTTTCTTTTCCTTTCAGCATAATCATATATACACCCGAAACCCAGTGTTGGTGCGGGTTTTTTAATCTTGACATAATAATCTCTATGTGATATAATGATAGGAAATATGGGAAAAATAACAAAACAACTAAAGAATGCAACCTTTGAATACAACGAAGAAAGCAAGGTCTTCACTTTGTACGATCACGATGGATTTAACGGAACTATAGAGCTAAATAAAATTTATGCCTTTGCATTTATGAGATTTGTTGTTAGAATGGCTCAAAGAAATTGGCTGCGATCAACAAAATCAAAAATCAAACAAACTCAAGAAAATAACGAAGAGATAGAAACAGAAGACCCAAATCAATTAAACTTATTTTAAAAATGAACGAACTAGCAGGAAACAAATATAAATTAGATATAGAAAAACAAGACTTAATAAATACATATGTAAATCAATGGGTGCTAGAATGGTGCAAAAAATATCACCCCGAAGCATTCGAAAAAGCAAATCAATTCGTAGAGGAGTATTTAAATGAAAATGCGTAGTTTATATATTATATTTTTATTGTTTTTTGTTGGTTGCGAATCTTCTAAAATAGAAGTTGCAAATATAGATTTCGACAAGCTAGAAGCTCCACCTCCGCCTCCCTTAATGTTGCCGACAACTCCAGCCCCTAACTTTACGCCAAATATAGTGAAGTTATCTGAAGTGCAAATTAATGAAATACCGCATCCGTTCAATCTTAACGGTCACATTCCTTGTGTTATTTGGGTAAATGGAAAAAAGTTAAATGTATCTCCTCTGGAGGCTCAAAAATTAGCTAAAGCTGTAGATTTAACCTCAAGACCAAAAATTCACGCATCAAAACTTCACTCAGGAGAAGGTTGGATTAAACCCCTTTCGGTAACAAGGTGATGTTTGACGACGGAATACATAACGATTTTGAAAAGGCTCACCAAACAGGCTTAACAAGAGGCTTTGATCTTGGATGGACTTATAAAGGAGAATTTGATCGCTCAATAATCACCGATCAGATAGACGTACTAGAAAAACAATACAATAAAGTATCCGATCAAGAAACAAAGTTGAGAATATTATCTCAAAAAGATATTTTACGAAAAATATACGAAGAAATGAAAAATCATGTTAATAACAGAGAAAGAATTACAAAAAAATGAATATAAATTCAAGTCAAATAATATATTCTGAGCATGGCTCCGATGAATGCTTTGAGTTCGCAAATGGCAGAGGAAGAGTGCCCGAAGGAGACGCAGTAGGCTACGAAATCGAATCAAATGCTCCAAATTCAGTAATAATTTTATTTAATGATATAAAATACAGTGAATGCGACCATAAATATTGGGATAATTTAGAGCTTGAAAACGATATAAATCGTGTAATAATTTAAAAGCCACCTTAGCTCAGTTGGTAGAGCACTCGCCTTGTAAGCGAACGGTCGTCAGTTCGAATCTGACAGGTGGCTCCACTTTGGAGAGATGGCTGAGTTGGTTTAAGGCGGCGGTTTGCTAAACCGTTGAAGAGCTTATTGCCCTTCCGCAGGTTCGAATCCTGTTCTCTCCGCCATTTTCCTTGACATTTTTTAAAAAATATGCTAAACTTTAATTATGAGTAAAAAAACAGATCCATTCTATGATGACGATTTAAATATCGCTTGCCCGATAACAAATAAAGATGTCCTAGATGATTGCCACATTATTTTAGAATTTGGATATGGTAGCGACTTAGATATGACAACATACGCTTTTTCTCCTGTGCATGAAGAAGTCGGTAAAAAAGTTCTAGCTTATATACAATCCCTAATGCCTAAAAACCATTCCGTTGAAGAGTTCGGAACATGCGTCATAGACGATCTTTTTGGCTCGGATACGCCAAAATGGACAGATGAAGACAAAAAAGATCATGGTCTAGAATGAGACCTTGGAGGCATTGCAACTTATTAGGTAAATCATGCATTGTGTGCATGATTGTAAATTTTATCCTATGCGTACAACTCTTGAAAGTTAATTACAGCTTCTCTTTCTTATACCTATCTTGTGCATTCTTTTGTGCAATGGGCACATATTCTAAAAAATGTAAAAAAACAAATGACAAAGAGATATAACTCAAATATTCTATTTCGAGGACATAGTATGCTCAATGGATTAATAAAAGATTTTGTAGCTTTTTTTGAGCCTTCAACATGGACGGATGAAGATGAAATAAGAAAGAAAAAAATATTCAAAACTATCATAGTCGATGGAAAATGTTGGTATTGCGGTGTGGAAGATTTTAAGGATATGGATCATTTTATGCCTACAAATGGCAGGCTATTTAATCCCCCAATGTTTGGCTTGGAGCACGAAGGGAATATCATTCCATCTTGCAAGACTTGCAATGCAAATAAAAGCAACAAGCATCCACTAACTTGGCTTAAAAAGGGAAGAATCACAAAAGGTAAAGAGTTTCAATTCCCTCAAGAAAGAATAGACTGTTTTCAATTGTTTTTTGATGCATTTAAAAATAAATTAATTGCAGATCAAGGCACTACAGATTTTTTGGTAAAAACGGCAATTCCGAAATGCGAAGCCTCAACCCAAGAATTAGCAAATTGGGAAGAGTGGGATAGCTTGAAGTAAATCCCAAGAAATAGTCACAACGACATTAGTAAAAAAAACATTTCTATAATAAAGAACGCAACTTCAATAACAGCCTCCCTCTCAATAAAAAACAAAATCAAAGAGATTAAAATATAAAGATCAGTTTGGGTTGCTTTGTCGATCATTTATTAAATAGAAATATCATTCCCATGGCAATTATAAGATAAATAAGCAAAAAAGCCTCCCATATATCCACTAGCATTTGCATATTATTTTTTGTTTATGCTTTTGTATAAGTTTATTACATCATTTCTCCTATCCTCAAGAAGCTTGGATATCTGAATCCATCTTTCGCAATCTCTCGCTTCATTTTTAGCTAAAGAGATTTCTAGATTTCTAATTTTTTCGCTCAACCTCTCAACTCGTACATTTTCTTTTTTTAGGAAAAATGCCACAACAGACACCATTGTTCCTAACGCAATCAATACTATTTCTTCAATTTCCATAAAGCTATATACACCCAGAAAACGCTTGACAACCACCATTCGAGGTGTTATACTATAAAACATGACAACAATACTAGGACTAACTTGCATTAGTGAGGAACTCAAAGATAAAGACAAAAAGAAATACTCATTTCGCACAATGACTCGCAAGAGATTCAATGATTTGTGTAACTCAGAAAGTAGAAATGAAGCCCTTAGTCAACTCTCTGAAAGAATTTTGCACAATGTTATTGTTACTCAATATATTATCAATCATTGTAGTGCCACAAATATTAGGCATTATCGCCTTAGCTCTTCTCTTTTTCCTCTCCTTACCGATCAAACTTTGGAAATATCTCTTGAAGACCTTCCGAATTACGCCACGATCAAACAGGAATTAAGGCAAGCAGGATTAATTGCTCGAACATTGAGGATTTCTATCGGCTCTCACCCCGATCAATTTAATGTTCTTGCGTCAAATAATAAAGATGCAGTAAAGCGAACGATAAATGAATTAAATTTTCAAGCAAGTGTCCTTGACCAATTAGGCTTACCTCAAGATCATAGTGCCCCAATGAATATTCACATTAATTACACTCCACAAGCAGATGAAACATTAGAGATTGTCGCTACCAGATTCTTCCGCAATCTTTCTATGTGCGATAAAGGAGTTTACAAACGAATAACTATAGAAAACGAAGACAAAGGTTTCTTTAATGTAGATAACTGCATAAAATTTAGCGACCACTTATACGATACATTCGGAGCTCAAATACCTGTCTGCTATGACAATTTACATGATTTTTGCAATCCATCAGAAGAACGCAATATTACATTTCAAGCAGAGAGATGTGCTTACACATGGGTAAATACAGATAAACCGCATGACGATGAATGCGAGGCAGTGGCAGATTATTTTGCTCCTGTATTTCATTGGTCTGAAGGTAAGCCCGAAAAACCAAGAGCGCACGCAGATTATTTCGCTCTTGGAAATACCCCCCCTCATATTGCGATAGATGTAGATAGACCCGCAAAGTGGGAATGTGAAGTTAAAGGCAAAGACAAAGCTATTCGCTTACTGCAAAAAGCGTTATACGGATGAAGAGCAGACTAACATTCTTTATTGAATTGGGTATTGTTGTAGGGATCATAATTATGTTAGTATATTTTGTATAAAATGACAAAAGGCAAATCATCAAATAATCAAAATGGCAAAGGCGACTCGCCTCGAAGCAATTTTTCGAAACAATTTCAAGACAACTATTCCAAAATAAAATGGAAGAGTGCCAAAAACAAGCTTGACAAGAACAAAAAAAAGAAGTATAATTAAATTCGTGCCAATAAATTGCTTCAACATAATATGCCTTCTATTGTGCGGTACATGGTACTTCACTTGGGTATATCAAATATTAAAATATATAATTAAATGAAAATACAACTAGGATTACGAGGAAGTACAGATGCATTCAACCATGTCATCGTTAAAATAGATAATCTCATGCTTATGAATACTGAGAATTTATTTTTGAGTGGGCAAGAATATAGAACTAAGACAGGAAGAAGTTTAGTTCAATTATTAGACTCTCTATCAAAAGATCACGAAATATCAATTGGCGAGAAAGTCGCCAAAGAAGTAGAGAGTGAGTTACATATCGAAAAAGGAACTTTAATTAAATTAAATAACAAAACAAAAGAAGATTTTGAGCTTGACAAACTAAACCAAGACCTATAATATAAAGACATGAACATAACAAATTCAAGCAAGAGCAAAATCATATACAAGGAAGATAAAAGTAAAATATAAAAATGATAGAAGACAATTCAAAAGTAAATAAATATATATTAGTAAACACAAAACTGCAAGCCCCCTACGCAAGAATTTACTCCGCAAGACTATCGAATAAAGAGGCGGAAATAAAAAATAGAGCTTTCGCAATGAATAAAGTAAGTAAAAAATATATTTTAGAAAGCGATTGGAGTAAATAATGAAAATAACAATTACAAATTACGACAAAACTTATAGCGTTGAATATGATAACGATGCAGATATAGAAAGCGTTGGAGATATGTTTAAAGGCTTACTCGTCAGTATGGGATACCATCCGAGCAATGTTGATGAATTATTCAATACAGAATATAAATGGTTCACTCAAGAAGAAATAGATGAAAATCGACAAGGTCACACGAAATATAATTATACTGACCCCGACCACCCAATGTATCTCGCTCAAGAAGAAAATTTTATGAAAACATATAACGAAGGCTATGCGAAAGGTTGGGACGAAGCAAAGCATCAAGACAAAGTTCAAAAATTTCAAGACGATCTCTATAATCAAGAAGACGATATGTTCAAATAAAAATGAGCAAAGAGTATGATCAATTTAATAATGGAGCAAAACACGGATTCAACCTTGCCTTACTTGCAGTCAGAAATGTTGACAGAACTATAGCAGAAGGTATTGATCTTGACTCTCAAATAAAGTACAATACGCAGAAAGATATGATTTACAAAATATATACTGCAATTAAAAAAGAGAGAGAAGCAAATATAAACTAACCACTAGCTTTATAAAAAATGATAACAATAGAAGACGCAAATAACGAAAAATACCATATAAATCCCAAACAAGTAATTTATGTAAAAGAAAGAATTCATTCTGGAAAACTAATGTACAAAATAATGATGTCCAACGGAGAAGCTTTAATGACCTCAAACGAGCATGGAGCGAAATGTATCATTGCATCAATCAAGAGTAGAAAAAACATATAGATGAAAATATCAGAATTAGAAGTTAAAGAAAGTTTTGATGGCGAATTATATTTCCGCCTCCCCGATGATGTTTTGAATCGTTTGGGTTGGGAAGAAGGGGATGATTTAAAATTCATTCCTCAAGACGAAGCATTTATTATTAAAAAAGTAAAATACGAAAATATAGAATTACAATTTGATGATGAAGAATTGCTCAAATACATGAAATTCGCACACGAAAGAAATATAACATTCAACGAACTCTGCGAAGAAGCAGTACAAGCTAAAATAGATGAAGTTAATTGCAAGTAATTTTTTATATTATTGCGGTCACGCATTAAGTTTTTTATTGTATTGTGATTTATTTGCTTTCTTATATCCTGTCTATAGTAAAATAATGTATTGGAGCATGGAGCTTGATACAGAACACAAGGTTTGGAAAATGACAATAAATAAAAGAAAGTTGCACGAAGATTAAAGATTTGACAAACTCAAAAAAATATGAGATAATATGAACAGCGACATGACACAAGATATAGCAGAAAACATCTACTACGAGCGTGGATACAATAAAGGTTTCGCAGATGCACAAGAAATATTATCTAAAAAATTTGAAAAAATATTAAGTAAAAACGCAAATCAATCATATGAAAAAGGCTTCCAAGAAGGAGCAAATCAAAAAAATAACAAGCCATGCGTTTGTGGCTTTTGGGGGAATAAAGAAAACAAATAAACAAAATAATATGCTTACAAAATCGACACATTTTAAATATATGTCGATAAAAAGCTAAAATATGTACATATGAAAACATTGCACAATACAAAAAATTGCAACTACAGAAGATACTTGCATAAAAAATTAAAGCACGGCAAAATAAGTGGCAAGTTTTATAAATTCATTTGCAGAAATTATCCTTACAGAGTCACAACAAGTATAGTGCAAATTTGCGTTAGAGAGGTGCTTGATGGAAAAATGACTGAAAACAAAGCCATAGTTAAAATGCAAGATAATGATCTTGAATTAAAGCGACAAAAAGAAATGTATAAATCAAATATAGAATGCCGAAATAAAATAAGCGAAAAAAAAACTTCTAAAAAATTCACAACAGAACAAGATGTCGGGCGAGATACTGCTTTAACTATTCAAGATTTCCAATCTGCATATGATAAATATATAGCAAAGGTAAGAAACAAAGAAAAACAAGAGTATTTAGAATTTATTAAAAACAAATTTAAAGCAAATAAAATATCCCGAAAGGTATTAGATCATGCAGTTGTATTCGTCAAGAAATGTATGAATAGAAATTTTTATTTACCAATGAAATTTAAAACATCATTGTATAGAATATATGATAACGATGGTTACAATATTCATGTTAGAGAAGCAGAATTTTTTACATACTTCAAACTTGCATTTTCGAGAACTCACAAATATAGCATTTATAAACAACAAGAAAAATAACGCTTGACATTTTTAAATAAATCAAATATAATATCTCCATGCCATATATACCAACATCAGAAAAAGAAAAAGTAGATCGAGGCTTAATCGCTCTCAATTTATCAGAAATTAACGATTCGGGTGGTTTAAATTATGCAATCCACCAAATAATTGCACAATATATTTCGCAAAATAAAAAAAGTTATCAAACATATAATGACATCGTTGGGGCATTAGAATGTGCAAAAATGGAATTATATAGAAGGTTGATTTCTGAATACGAAGAAAAAAAGATTCTTTTAAATAAAGATGTAAAACCCTACTCAAATGAATAAATTTTTAGATTGGCTGAAAGGAACTTTTTTGGCGATTGGCGTATTTTGTTATTGTATTTGGGCAAGTTTTATGTTATTATTTACGAATGAAGATGAACAATAATTTATACCAAATGTTAAAGAGTTCTGCAAAAGCAGATGTGGCAAAAGCCAAGTTGAGCCTTGATCTGCTAGGAAATAATGCAGTTGGAATCGGAGATCATTCGACTGAAGACTTTTACAAAAACGCAGAAGAAGCATTGTCTCTCCTCGCAGATGCAGAAGATAGGCTAGAAACTCTGCACAGATTAACAAAAGATCAGCTTGATATATAAGATTTTATGTCGGTCGATAATCAAAAATATGTTGTTTCATGGTCTTTAACTATCAAACAAAGCCCTCTGCAAATCAATGAATGGCAAACATTCAACTCGCTAGATAAAGCTAAGAAAAAATACAAACAACTACTTGATAGGAAAAGGCTATATACTGCATCAATCTCCCAAGTAATAAAATCAACAGAAGATTAGGCTTGACAAATCCTTGAGAATATCATATAGTTGTAAGCATGAATAGATTTGAACTAGAAGACGCGATGAGTAATCTCTACCAAACAGGTGAAGACATAGATACAATTATATATGCGATTGGAGATTGTCCGATCAAGCATACCGAAGACCAAATATTAAATATGTTAATTGGAATAAAACAACTTCACGATACTCGCTATCAAAAAATGTGGAATGTATTCGAGCAGTTAATTCAAAATGGGATAATTTCAAATAAGGATAAATAAGAGAATGTTACTAGAATTAGATAAAGAAGTTGAATTATTAATAATCGACAAAGCGTTATCGCATATAAAAAAAGTTGAAGTTAATCCCGACCTCGAAACTGATGGAGATAATTTTGACTATTGGAATAGCGTTCCATTAAATAATGGAAATTTTATTGACTATAACATTCATGAGGCGAACTTTGGACAAAAGTATGATGACTTTGATGGGTACGAATGGAGTTGCTCGGCATATCGTGTTGATCCACCCAATGAAGAAAATGAACATCACCAAATAAATACAGAAATAACAAAACTTTTATTTGATTATAAAAACGGAAAGGTAATATTTAATGGGTGATAAAATAGCCATTTCAGTTATTGCAGTAAATGTCATATTAATTATTAGTATGGGAGTTTGGTTATTTACTCGATGAGAGAAGTTTTATTAAATAATAAACTTTGCACTTTTAAATATTTAGATTTTGAAGATTTAATTGAAGCAAATAATATTAAATTATTCCACAAAGAAAAACAAATAAGAGACAGAAAGTCATATTCTTTTTGGAGAGAAATCGTGAATCAAATGAAAGAAATTAACTTAATTGAAAAAATTTCTTTATGCAAACAAATATGGAATCAAATGGACAACAGAAATCTTTTTGCCACTTCCACTCAATCTCGATTCGATTTAGAATCTTTAGCTTTATGCTTGAAAGAGTCAAATGGATGTAGGGGAGAAAAGTAAAAGATATGTCAGATTCCACATGGATCATACATTTTCCTCTGTTTTTAAAAGCGGAATTATGGTAGATGGACTATGGCATGAAGCGAGTGGTGAAATAAGATACGAAGCAGTTATGGAAGAAGAAAAAGATGGAACGCAAATAAGTTATCTATTTCCAATTTTTGATCCCGAATCAAATGAATTTGACGATTACGAAGGCTAAAAATATTCTTGACAAATAAGAATAGATATGTTATAATAGATGAATATGAAAGAAATAATCCTTAAAGTTTTAGAGGAGTTGCAAGACTCACAAATAAATATAAAAAGCGAAAGTGCAAGAGAAATTCTAGCAAATAAAATAGAACTCGAATTGCAAAAGCATATATCAGAAATGATAGAATTATCCACCATAGGAGAATAAATATGGAAGAAGATTATGACGAAGAGATTGCTAGAAAAATGGAAGCTATAAATTTAATGTATGAAACTTGCACAGAAGACTTGCCCATTTCAAAGCTTGAAGAAATATCAGAAAGGCACGGAATGTTATTGCAACAACAAATGTTTTGGGTCGCAAACAATAACACAAAAAGATTTCTATATGACCTAAGAGATTTCTCGGCTTGGTTATATAAATTTGTCGGACTAGATACTATAGACGAAGATGATATAAAAGATTTTTAATATGAAAGCAAATACAAAAAAAATAAATAGCTATCAAATAATGTACGCTAGTGAAGTGGAAGAATTCTTTTGGGAAGATTCTGGAATCTCAGTCTCAGAAGGCATTGCAGTCGGAGTTGAACAAGAAAATGGATCAAATATTGATTTTGTTTTGTTTGAAGATATATATTGGTCTGACGAAAATCTGTAACTAAATAAGGTGTATATACATATATGACATTAAGAGAACTATTATACAGAAAATCATATAAAAATATTTTCAATGTTATATACAAAACTTTCTTAAAAGATCACCCTCAAGATAAGGTTGTTGATCTATCAATAAAATTTGAACAAGCATTTAGAGAATTAAAGTCTGTCGAACAAAACAATAAAACAAAAAACTTAGTTGTCTTAAATGAAGTCGAAAACGAAAAAGAGCAAATAATAGATGTATGTTTTTATGATGACCATGAAGATGAACACTATGCTTTAGATTTTATGGATTGGGGAGAGATAATCGACTGCGAAGTTATTGCTCCTAAAAAATTTAATCAAACTACCATCGTTGCTCATGTATTATGGGAAATAACATTTTGGGGATTCAGTAGAGAAAAGATAACTAAAGAAAAAAAAGAATTAAATAAAGCAGTTAAAGAAGTAGAAGAACTAGATTTAGAAGATTTTAATATAGAAGATTTAGATGGATGAAGATAGATTGTATGAGTTTCGCATAGAATATACTAGCGGTAATTCTGTAGGGCACAATTACCATTACTATCTCGCACGGAACGCAAGTGAAGCTTTGTTCTATCAATTAGAGATGATGGATCATAAGCATTGGAGTATAAAACTCTTAAAGATGGAAAGAAAATGTCCATTCGCAAATAAATGGATTGATGAGAGTGAAGTTTTAGAGGTTTGCGAGCATTCTTGATTTCTTTTAAAAAAAAGTCTTGACGCAATTTAATTTTTGTGCCATACTTTAGGAATGATAGATTTTATTGCAGACATGAAAGCTTCAATTGAGAAGCACGAAAAAGAGTTAGCCTCACAACCTCGCAAGGGTATGATGGTATATTTAGATAAAAGCACTCCAATTTTAGTGCAGTACGCTAGTGCAGATAGCTTCAACCAAGCCAAGTCAATTTCCTCTAGGAAAGGTCAATCAAGTTGCTTGCGTAATGTAATTGATGGCGGTGGAAGATTACAATAACTTTTTTCTTGACAAACTTTAAAACCTATATTAAGATAGAGTCTTACTTAAAACAAAACTAATTGAAAAAAAATGATAATTGAAAAAGATAAAAAAACCATTGTGCAATCGCACGATTTTGATTCCGTAAATTGTACTATTGATGCCGAAGATATGCGTTATGTTGCCTCGCTTTTGCGAAACAATTACTCTAACACTCGACTTGCAGTCGTTCGTGAGATTAGTGCTAACGCACTAGATGCGAATGTCGAAGCAAACGAAACTCGACCGATTGAAATCTCAATCCCTAGCAAGCTAAGTCCTACTTTCAGAGTTCGTGACTTTGGCGGTGGACTAAGCAAAGAAGATGTATTCGGCTTATATTCTAAGTATGGCAAGAGTACCAAAAGACAATCGAACAATTATATTGGTGCGTTTGGTATTGGTAAATTTGCTCCTCTTTCTTATGGAGACAACTTTACTTGCGTTTCCTATAATGGTGGACTCAAGAGTTCATACAATGTCTTTGTTAATGACGATGATGACACAAAAATTGTAGAGTTACAAGAACCCGAACCAAGCAATGAGCCAAGTGGTCTTTGTATTGAGGTTGCAGTTGCAGAATCAGATGTAGATGATTTTCGCAAGATAATTAAAAACTTTTTTGAGTTCTTTTCCGACAAAGAAATGCCAAAGTTTATTGGTGACGATGGAACTTTTATCAGAGATAGGAACAAGGTTATTGAATCAAAAAATGGTTCTTGGTTCTTTTTAGAAGATGAACGCAATGATTCTTACTATAGTCAAAGAAGTTATAATGCTCACATTATCATGGGAAGAGTTGCCTATCCACTAGATAAAAACTCTGTTCAAGTTGATAATTTTGTAGAGAGTTCAAGGAAGAAAGATATTATCTACAACCTACTTGGTCAAACAAATTTTTATTTGCGATTACCATTAGGTGCAGTCAAATTGCATCATAGCAGAGAGTCATTGGAATACAATAAGGCAACACAACAAAAGATTGTTGGTGCAATGTTAAAGGCTTGTGATGAAGTGCAAGAAATCGCCAAAGAAAAACTCGCAGATTCAAATGATCTTTTTGAGGCAAAAAGTAACTATGCAAGAATAGTTAATTCTATGCCATATAACATGAGGCAAATTTTTGAAAACGCTTTCGAGTGGAATGGCATCAAGATTCAATCGGCAACATTTCATCGAGATCATAAAATGTATGATGATTTAATTCTTACTCAAACAACTAGGGATAACGACTCTTCTGCAAGAAATGGATTTAAAGTTCGCTCGAACAAAGTTACTCGAATACATTGTGATGACGAGACTATATTCTTATATCAAGATATAGAATCTTCACACGGCAACAATCTTCGTGCAAGAACTATATTTAATGAAAATGATAAATTGAATACAATATTCTTTATCAATCCATTGACTAAATCTGCGAAAAGCTATATCAAAGATGAATGGAATTTTGATCTTGTAGACAAGAAGCATATTCGACTTACATCCAATGTAGTTAAAGAAAAAATTCAATACAATGGAGTACGCAAATCTAATGGTAGTCGTGCAAACATTCCATTATTTGAAATGGTGCAAGATAAGCCTAGTTATCGCAATATAGATTATTGGAAAAATGTTAAAGAAGATATTGACAAAATCCAAGATGATACTAGTGGTGCTATTGATGGCAAACTTGTATATGTAAAAATCAAGAATTACAAGATTGATAGTGATGACTATGATCTCGGCAAGGTGTATAGTTTATGCGGTAGAGTGCGTAGAAGGTCAGATGAAAAATCAGATGCGAAAAAGTTTCGCTTATTCGGAATTCGTAGCGGAGATGTATCTAAGTTGGATTCAGATTCTTGGATTTCCTTTGAAGATTTTCTTCTTCAAAACTCTAAAGATTATTTACTCTCAAACTTAACAGAAGCAAAAAAATCGTACATTAAGTTTAGCGTAGATTCCCTTCATCACGATGATACGGACATTCAGAAGTCTGTTGCTGATTGCAGATACAATCTTGCATATATTATGAATTCAACCCGAATTAAATTCGATAAACTACCAAAAGATAATTTGATACGCAAGATCAGAGATAACTTTCAGATTGTTATCAATGAAGGTGCTTGCCCTCAATGTTCTTCTGCAATCGCATTCATTTCTAAGTTCGATAAAGATTGGCTCAAATTCAATCTTGACAATGGATTTTCTGCGAAGCAATTCGCAAAAGATATAGATACAATTAGAGAAAAGTATTCTTTCCTCGATTATGTATCAAATAGTGTAAATTCATATAGAGCAGAAGAAAAACTTTTTAAAGATATTATAGATTATATTTTACTCTGTGATAAAAATTAACTTGACAAACAAACAAAAATATATTATATTAGAATAATGAAAAAAGTACCATATACATTAAGCGAAAATTCAGTAACGATCTTTTGGGATGGCAAACCATACACTCTTCGTAGTGACCATCCAAATTTCCAACTTGTACGCAAGGCATTATTTGATGCTAGGTATGATGATCTTGGCGATCTTATTGACATCAAGAAATCAGTCGAAAATTTTATCGAAGGAGACATCGAAATTCGTGACGAAGTTGTTTACTACAAGAACAATCGTTTGCATGGAGTTGTTGTTGACAAGTTGCTAGAAATGCTTCGTAGTGGAATGAAAGATTCTGCTCCTCTTGTAAATTTTATCACTCGCTTGCAATCCAATCCAAGTGCAAATTCTGTAAATGAATTATATTCTTTCTTGAGTTATAAATCCCTACCAAATACTCCCGAAGGAAAAGTGTTGGGGTATAAGGGGGTTCAAGGAGATTATTGGTCACAAACAGGTAATGCAGATACAATCGTATTACAAGGCGAGACTAATGGTAGACATCAAATTCTCAACGAAGTTGGTGCAACGATTGAAGTTGCTCGCAGATGTGTAGATGACAACAAGGATCATCATTGTTCCTTTGGTCTTCATGTGGGTAGTTACGATTACGCTAACGATTGGGCGGGATCAGACGGCAAATTACTTGTCGTTGAATTTGATCCATCAGATGCAGTTAGCGTTCCTACTGATTGCAACTTTCAGAAACTTAGGGTTTCAAAGTACAAGGTAGTGTCTGACATTACTGATACTCGCAAAGAGATTGATAAGCCCATCTACGAGGCTAATAAGCCTATCTATGGATCAGATTCAGACGATTGTTGCGAAGATGATAATTGCGACTACGATTGTGATTTGTCTGATGACGATAATTATGATCTTGACGAATATGGAGAACCAAAAGTTACTCTTCCCGAAAATTATGATGATGATGATTACAATGAGCCATTAGAAGATATGCCCAACGATTATCTTTCAATCAGAAATTACATTGAAAACAAGCATGAAGGTGGAGAATGTCCAATGCTCAAACAAATTCAAAGCAGAATGAAAGGTTCAGAGTTGACTTGTGGCGAAATACAAGATATAGTAGTTGATCTTGGATATGACATTTTTGAAGACGAAGACTTACCTCGATCCATGTGGAGGGTTGAGTTTAATTAAACAATTAATTTAATAAAATTATGAATACAGAAACAGAACAAATAGAGTTGCTTGAAAAAATCTCTCAAGCTAATGAGGCTCAAGTAGACTCAATGTGGGCAATACTTAAATATAAAGAAATCGGAATCTATCGAAAGGTTGCTTGTATGTGCGAAGTCTTAAATCAAGATTTTGAAAATATGTTAGGTAGCCTTCCCCAAGATGAAGAAGGGCGAATATTAGACTATAAGACTCGACATTTAATACATGATGCCTTAATTGGAGTCTCATAACGATGAGGCAAACCAAGTCGAAGATTTTTAATCTTTACTTGGAACTAGAAAAGAATACAGAAAAATTCGTTCAGCAGATTCTCATTAGAGGGTTCAAGTTAATTGACATTGGAAGTTACAAGTCAATTTACTCGAAAAATAAGTTAGGTTATGTAATTAAAATAGCCAACTCCCTCAATGATGAATTTTCTGATTTACCAAGTAAACTAACAAAATTTTACATAAAACCATATTATATTGACGAAAGAATTGTGATACAGAAAAAAGCAGATACCGCAAATTGCAAGAAAGCATTCAAGCAAATAGCAAATAAGATTGGAAACAAGAATTGCGAACGCTATGATGTTCATCCTTTAAATTGTGGTCACTTAAATAACAAACCTGTTCTATTTGATTTCGCAGAAATTTAAAATGATTATTTCACAAACTATTAAAAAGCAACAACTTATATTAAACTTAATTTTCTTAAAAAAATGATTGACATTTCCTAAAAATCTGACATACTTATAACTATGAACATTGCAAAAGATACATTGAAAAACGAAGAATTAGAAAGTAAAGCACTCGCATTAGCTGAGTCGATAGCTCCTGTGCAACTGCTTCTTGAGAATGCGAAAGCACCAAAAGAAGTTGACCCATTTAGGAATGTCGATAAGTTCTTCGCCAATCTTAAATTTGGAGCAGTCAAAAGCGAGACTGATTATTGGACTAATTTAATTCCCAAAGACGATGCAGAAATGTTCGCTCGTTGGGTATTCGCAATTATGAGCGTTCACACAACTTGGGAAAGTAATGTGCGAGGCTACGAGATTGCCATGAGCGATCTTTCTTGGACTTTATCCAAGGATAAGCTCAAGCAAATGGTTGTTAAAGCTAGAGTCGGCTTGTATGAGCGTAGAGAGCGTGGATTATGGGACTTGGTAACGAAGTTTCGTGAGAATCCCGATCAGTTCAAAAAGCAAGATGACGAGACTTGGCAAGAATGTCGCAATCGTCTAATTGGAACGATTTATGGTTTAGGTAACGCAAAGACAACTTATGCTCTTTCGCTTAGTTATCCAACTGAATCGCAACTTTGTTGCTTGGATGTTCATCTTCTTCGTTTCATGGGTCACGATCTTTCTAATGGTCATGCAAGCAGTCTTAAAGTCTACGAGAAGATGGAGAATGAGTGGCTTGCTCGTTGCAATAAGTACGGCATTTCTGCAAATGTTGCAAGAGAAATGTATTGGAACAAAGTTCAAGGCAGAAGAAATTCTCGCTATTGGAGTTACTGCTTAGAAGCATGAATAACAAAGAAAAATTAGCGTTACAAGATTTGATTGATTGTACAGAACATTATTTACTTATCGGTCACATACAAGAGCAATACGATCAATCGGAGTTAGTGTTAATGCACTACCATGTAAAATTAATGAAAAGTTTTTTAGATAGTATTAAGTAATATGACAAAAGAATATAACATAACATTAGGTTTAACTGCACAAGAAATTTCATCCATTAAAGATGGAGAACACATTAAGTTTAATTTTTTACCAACAGAACTCGAAGAGTTTGATGATCGAATTTCTATCTCAATTAAAGAAGTCCAAGAAGATTCAACTTTATCAGATTCTATGAATTTAGTTGTTGACAATCTCGCAGAAGTTTAATAGGATATTAGAATGATAGACAAAGATTTTATCAATGAGTCCGAAAATTTATCGGATGATTGTTTTGAAGAAAAATTAGTAAATAAAATTATGGAAAAAGAAGTTGAATTAACAGAAGGAGATCAAATCCTAGAAGAGTTGTCAGATATTAACGAAGAGGCGATTGTGCTTGAACCTAGATCAACCTTTAATCGTGCGATTATCGGGAGTGATACTAATTGCAGAATTGTATATTCAGTAACCAAGATTATTCGTGCATTGATGGATGAAGATGATATGAACGAAGAAGAAGCACTTGAATGGTTTGAGTTTAACACTCTTGGAACATTCAATGGAATGGAAGACAAAAACAAACCTATTTTTATGTACGATGAGTTTATTTTCTAAAATTTTTAATATTTTTAAACCAACCCCAAAGTTAAGTAAAAAACAAATGGATGAATTAATTGGTGAAGTTGTCAATAAAAACGAGTCTCTTCTTGAGCGATTGGGTGATGATAAAACTCCACCAATCATAGGTGACGATTATCCAACTTACGAACAACTAATCGAAGAACATGAATCACAAAACTCTAAGTAAAGTGCAAGAACAACAAGAAGAAAAAATTGATTTAATTAAATCAATCAAAGATTTAGAAATGGAACTTGAGTTTATGTATTCAAGAGAACCCGATGAAATAAAATATATTTCTAGCGTAGAAAAACAAATTGACGAATTATACGAAAAATTAGATAAAATTAGCGATGAGAACAACTGAAAGACAAATGAGAGACGAAGAACCAAGCGTGGACGATATGCGTTATGACCTCGCAGAAGCAGAAGCAATGAATATGAATGTCTCCGACATTATTAGTTTGCTTATTGATGGATACGAGGGACTAGATAACATTTCTGATCTTGAAATTAAAGAAGAATGGGATCAACTTTTTGGGGTTGACAAAGATTGAAACATAGTACATACTTATACTCATGCAAACATATAGACAAGCACTAATAGAAGAGTTACAAAGATTAGTTAAACAAGAATCATTTAATGTTAATTATGCAAAAGACATAGTCGAATTATATGATGACGAGGTTGAAGATCATAGCGATACGACTGCATACGACAAAGCGATGCAAGATATTGATAATGTAAAAAATGGAGAATGGGATTTATGAATTATACAGATGAAAATGTAATGGTAGTCGCACAAAAAATTGTTGACGATATGGACTTAGACGATCTTATGTCCTATGTTTATGATGATCTTTGTGCAATCATGGATAAAGATGAAGAATTATTTAATTGCAATGTAGAACACTTTAATTTAGATGAAAATTAAAAACAAATGGGACGAAGAGTTTGAAGTCAATGTTGGCGATTGGGTTGGATTTAAATGCGACATTGAACAATGTGGAAAAGTAAAACAGATTCAATCAAGAGGAGCATTGATAGTTGAAAACAAAAATGGATTCGATGGAGACTATATCGGTGGAGATACCGAAGCATTAGTTGGATTCGATGAAGTTTGGAAAGATTAATTATGGAAGAATATTGCGTTGGAGTTACGATCCACAACTGCTTTTATGTTGAAGCTAAATCTCAAGAAGAGGCGAAGCAAAAAGTTAGAGACATGACAAATGATGAAATTATGATTGACTCTGATTTCAATATCGAATATGCTGATCCTACAGAAGGAGAGATTGCGTGGAAATTAAAACAAGAAGACTTATATGTTAAAAAACAAAACAAATGAAATTAACAAAATATCAAAAAGCTAGATTACTTGAATACGAATGGGATATTATTGAGACAGAGGTTGATGGCAAGGAGCAAAATTGTAAGTGGTTATATTTTAGTCCCGAAGATGGTTCTATTTTTGGCGAAGTCTGCGACCATTTTGAATTAACAGGCGAAAGTGATAGCGTGAAGTTATTGGTTGTCGCTACTGCTGAAGAAGATCGGGGCTTTGGAGACGATGAGGAAGAACAATGAAATTATCCGAAGCAATAGAGTTAGTATTAGACGAAGCAGAAACATCTGCCATTGGGGATTGTGAAGAAAACCCAAATAGCAAGAGAGTTATGGAAGCGTTAGAGGTTGTGCGAGATTTCTACGACAACCACGGCAAACATTTTAAGAATTTCTCAATAAACGAATTTGACTGCCATCACCATAATCATTCTGATTTTGTCGATGATAAAGAAAAGATGCAAGACTTTAACGAATTAACTAAACAAGAATTTTTATCAAGTTATAGTTATATCACAGAAGAAGAATATAATTTAACAAGAATGGAGCAAAAAAAGATTGACAATGGCTAATTGCTAATATAGTATATTAAGAATAAACAATAAAACCAAATTGAAAAAATGAATTATTTTAAAAATGCGAAAGTAAATTGGAACACATGGAGTCCCGAAGACATTATATTTAAAAGTAATAATGTTATTAAAAAGTTAATGCCACAAGAAAATGTGTTGAGTTATAAAAGCAAGAGTGATCGTGATGCACAAATGTGCAAAAAGACGAACGGCAAATTGCATACTAGTTCATGGAACAACGGCTCGTATCATGGAAGTGAAAATTATCGTGCAGTTCATGTACAACTCAAAGATGTTAAGTCAGAATTTCCTAGTGCGAATGTTGACTTTGTTGATTGCACTCACAGAAAAGATAGCGTTGGCAATAATCTTGGGCAAGTTAATATATTGATTTACATAAATTCATTTCATTGCGAATGGACATGGTATCAAGGTCAGAATGGACACTATACCAAGAAAAGAGGTCAGAATATTTGCCCACTTGAAGAAGGTTATCGAATTTGCTATGGTGGACAAGGAGATAGCAATTCACTTAGTTACAACGAATTTTCCGAGTTATTAGATATAACTGAATCAGTTCGCAGATTTCTTTTTGAAGTCTTAGTTCCTCATCAACAAGGCATAGAGTTAGTTGCATGAGAATTTTCGTTAATTCAGATATGATATTAATGTCAAACTTAGAATCAGATATTGAATTCGCAAAACAACACAAACTTAAAGAAATTAAAAAATGAAGTGGAAAACAGAAACTCGAAAAGGCGGAGCAGAAATTTATGTTGAATGTCAAAATCGTTCTATTTTTGTTGGCGAAGGATATAGTATGCTAGAATATGGCGAAAGTATGGTTCTTGCTAGTGTTATTGAAAAAGCATTAAACGAACATGAAGAAGAATATGAATGTCACGATAAAGGATCGAATCAACATTTAAATACAATATGTGATGACGAGCATGGAAACTCCTTATGAACAATTTAATTCATAATTTACCCGATGTTTTTTATGCAATTAATGTAATTACTGCTTGTGTATTGGTTTTATTGTTTGCCTTAATTGTAACAAATTCTTTTGGAGATTAAAAGGTGAGTTGGATAAATACGCAAATGAATGACTTGACTTTATCGACAATATTTATTTGTTCAATTGCATTGGCATTTATAATCGATTTTTACATCAGAAGATAAAAGACTTGACAAGAACTAGAATTTACTTTATTCTTTAATTATGACAAAAAAATTGCCAATGAAAACAGAGGATCACGACAAAACAACGAAAACATTTTACGATTGCACAGAAGAAATTGCGAATGTAATTGAAAAACATTATCCCGAAGTTTATATCGAGGATATGGAAAGAATAAATAGTTTAGTTGACCAAGAAATTGTTGATGCAATGAGAAAGCAAGCAAAAGAAAATTACTTAGAAAATATAAATGGAGGATCAAAATGAAAGACGAAATTTTAGTTGAAAAAAAAGATGGAGAGATGGATGAATATGATCGTCCGATTTATATAGTAACTTCCGTTCACAAGGAAGCAATTAACAACATGGTTCGCAATCAAACTATTGATGATGTTGACCTTGAGTCCCTAAAGAAATTAGGTTTTGCAGTCGCTTATAATAAACTTGACGAGCATGGCAACAAGTGTTATATTAAGCATAACACAAGGACATTCGAGCAAAAGATGGGCAGAAAGAAAGATATTAGAAGTTTCAAGCAAGACCCAAGGGACGAGATTCCATTTTGAAGTACAACATTTCATACAAGGACAACGAAGAAGACAAACAAATAAACTTTCATACAGAAAAGAACATGATTACCTACTTAAATAAAAACACAAATTATTTAAATACATTAAATCATGTTTACTTGAATTTCAAACAAATCAAACTTTCATTAAAACAATCAAGATGGAGAAAAAAATAAATGCAAGAAATAATAAATAAAATATACGAGCGTATGGAATTTTGTGCAAATGCACACACAATTTGCCAAGCAGAAGAACAAGCGTACATTTCAGAATTAAGTTGTCTGAACGAAGTTTTAGATCAAATTGAAGGATTTCCTTGGGATCACTTAGAAAATGATTGTTGAAGTTTCAACTGAATCCGAGCTTGAAGAACTGCAAGATGTTCTGATTGAGTTTTACAAGGTCATGCCTTACAAGCAACTCTCAAGGGAAACAGAAGAGGGTCAAGAAGCATCTGATCTTTGGATTGAAAATTGGTTCTTTACGATTGAGAATGGTAGAGGAAAAATACTAGCACTCAAAAAAGACGATAAGTTTATAGGGGCAATTGGCTTGCTCGTTTCACCAAGTTTTGAAGATGGAGTAATGACTTGTATGGAATCTTTTTGGTATGTAGACGAGAATCATAGAGGGCAAGGCTTGAAGCTTTTAATTAAGGGTCAACAAGTCGCAAAAGAAATGGGAGCAAAAAGAATGATGATGGTTTACCTAGAAAATTCTATGCCCGAAAAAGTAAAGAGTATTTACGAAAGAATGGATTACAAGTTAATTCAAACAACTTACTTTAAAGAATTATGATTTACGCACTAGATAACTTTTTGCCACATCATTTGATGAGAGAGTTTTTGATTGATGATTCAGATTTTGTAGAATATCCAACTCACGATTATTCTTTTTGGGTAAAACCTGTTTCTTCTGAGTTTGACGATTATGTGATAAGTCAAATTGAAAAAGTTGAACAGAAAAGCGTTCAGAAGATTTTGTCTTTCTTTAGGGAAGCAAAAGAAGGTCAAGATGATTCTTGGAGAATTCACAATGATACGATTATCATGGGAGAACAACCCGATAGAGCAATTGTTTTGTTTATGGATTCAGAAGATTCAAAAGAATTAAATGGAACTGCATTTTGGGAACATAAAGAATATGGAGAAATATACACAAGCAAGGATGACGAAGAGTTTAATAGAATCCTATTGGAAGATTCAGAAAATAAAGATAAGTGGACATTGAAATCAGTAATAGGTTATAAGCAAAACAGATTATTATCATATCCTTGCAATTACTTTCATAGCAAATATCCAAATGAATTCAAACAACCAAGAAAAGTATTTGTAATGTTCTACAAAGTTAATTAAATAAGAAAACAAATAAGATTAAATATGAACCAAGATAATCAAACTAATTTATTTCTGCAATTAACAGAGCGTTGGCAAGATGGACAATATGCTCAAGTCGCAGATTACATTCGACATGACATTGTATTCTCAAATCGGGCTAATTTAATAGATTTTTGCTTGTATTTATCTAAACACTTAGGAATCAAAGAATTAAAAATCTTACAAAAACTAATTTAAAAGGTTGACAATAACAAAAAAACTTCATAGAATGTACTTATGATTAAAACATTGCAGACATTATACAAGATAGATACTAAAGGAAAATTGCGAGAATGGACGATGCACATTGATGGTGCTTCATTTTACGCAGTTAAAGGTTTGGTTGATGGTAAGAAGACTCAAGATAAAGCCACAACCACAATCGCCAAGAATGTTGGGCGAAGTAACGAAACAACTCCCGAAGGTCAAGCAGAATTGCAAGCTCAAGCTAAATTTCAAAAGAAATTGGATAGTGGATATGCTCTTAACGAGATAGATGCACAGAAAAAAAAGTTCTATGAGCCGATGCTCGCACACAACTTCAAGGATCGTCAAGATGAATTAGTTGGAAAGTATCCTGTTTACTCGCAACCAAAATTAGATGGCATTCGTTGCATAGTACGCAAAGAAGGCGATACGCTCATTGGAAGGACTCGCAATGGCAAAGAGATAGAATGTATTCCTCACATCTTGAAAAGCCTAAATGGGTTCTTTCTAGCCCATCCTAAAGCTATTCTTGATGGAGAACTATACAACCACGACCTTCGAGACAACTTTAATAAGATTACTTCTCTTGTTCGCAAGCAAAGACCAATCAAGTCAGACAAAATGACTGATAAAGCATTTGCGAAAAAACAAATTGAATATCAATCTAGAGTTATTGAGGCAGAAGATACAATTCAATATCATGTATATGATTGCCCAAAACTAAATGATGTAGTGAATGAATCACAATCGTTTGACTTTAGAATGGAAGAGTTGAAAGAAAAATTAATGACAAACAAACATATTGTATTAGTCGAAACATCAGAAGTTTATTCTCTCGGCAATCTAAATAGCTTGTATGGTCAATATCTTGAACAAGGTTACGAAGGACAAATGGTTCGCAAGAACTCAAGTAAATATGATAACAAGAGAAGCACATCATTATTAAAAAGAAAAGAATTTATTGATTCAGAATATAAGATTGTAGATATTGATGTTGGTAATGGCAATCGTAGTGGAACTGCAAAACATTTAGTGTGTTATTGTCCGACAACGAAAACCACATTCAATAGTAATATCAAAGGTTCATTCGACTACCTTAAAGAGATATACGATAATCGCAAAGATTATATTGGTCAGTTAGCAACCATTAAGTATTTCCAACTTACTCCCGATGGAATTCCACGCTTTCCGTATGCAATAGCATTCAGAAACTACGAATAAACATATTAAAACATATATTGCTACATATAATACAACATATCAAACAACTTAAAACAAGCATACCAAGGAATGCCTTGTAGAATCCCTGTTTCTTATTCTCTTATATCATTAGATACTATATACAACAATATACCATTCTATATAAGGAATATAATACAATACAATACAAATATTACTATACATAATATACAATTAATAATAACAATTTTAAATACATTAAATAACTGAAAATAAATTAAAAAAAGTTGATAGTGGGTAGCCCGACTTAAATGTATAAAATAAAACATTCGATTATAACTTAACAACAAATAAAAAAATTATGCAAATTCAAATAGACAATTACAGAATAAGAAAATATGATTCATTAAATCTATGTGTGGAAGAAAGAAAGATAAAACAACAAGCAAAAAATCCATTTGGAAGAAACGGAAAACCTGTTGATGGCGGAATCGCACAAAATATTACATCAAATAAAGTAGAATATAAGTGGCATTTAGTTTGTTATTCATCTACATTAGATTATTGTTTAAGAAAATTAGTAGATCATTGCCTTACAAATATAGAAGATATTAATACAATACAAGAAATACAAAGTAAAATAACTCAATTACATGAAAAAATTAATACAATTAGTGCTGATAACGAGAGGTTTATTGAACAAAATATTTTATCAAGTTCTGCGGATCAAGAGGTTGATGTCGAGCGAATTGCCGAAGAAGCAATCAATTGTTCGTAATTCTCACGGCTTTCCAATCATTACTAGAGATTAATAATAATTTACAATAGTTAATAATATTTTTGATTTATTACTAATTATTCTCATTTATTCTTGACATCGCTTGTATTGTATTGTATAGTATATAGTATATTATGACAGAAGAAAACATAGACAACGAACAATCGAGCGACAAAAATGTTAATCCCCCAACGATAAGCGAGGAAGAAATAAAAAAAATACTCGAAAGCCTACCTCATTTTCCCCCAAGCAGTGAAATAAAAGAGGATACTTAAATTCAGATCAACAAAATAAAAAATAAATAATAAGCCGAAACTTAATTGCACAAAAAAATGGATGAATTACAAAAGATAAGTGCCGAAATAATAGAAATATTCAATACAAAGATTGGAAAGCTAACGACCGATGATGCCGAAACCATAAATCTCTGCAATAGTAGCATGAATTTTTACATGGAATTAGGCGAAAGACAAAAAGCATTGTGGGAAGCTAAATATACATTACAATTATTAAATGATATAGTAAACGATGACAAATAAATATAATGATGATGATGTATTGCATTTATCATATGAAATAATACAATTAATTGAACAAAATATTATGTCGTTTAGTGATGAAGAAACAGAAGCAGTAATCACAAGCAATGAGAGTTTATCTTTTCACATAGAGAATGATAATATAGATAGAGCATTTATAGAAGCTCGCAATTTAAAAGAATATTTAATAAAATTAAAAAACAAAAACATATAAACCATGCACATAAGAAGAGAAATTGATTATATATTAGATGATATTAATAAAGTAATTGCAAAAAATAAAACATCAAATAAACAAAGCAAAGATGACAAGGCAATGTTGAAACATTTATACGAGACAATCAATCTCAAGACAAATAACGGCAAATATGCCAAAGGAATGTGGACTGACTCGCCCGAATTTAATCGTACAAATATTTACATCAAATAATAATAGTTAATAGTATAAATTTTTAAATAAAGTCGCGGTGAGCAAAATTAGTTCTTGACAATCGCCAAATAATCTGCCATACTATTAAATATGAACGAAATTGCTAAAGAATTAGAAAGAGTTAAAGAACAAATATCAATATCTAATGGTTACTCGGATGATATAAGAAAAGAATTATCTGATTTAAATAAAACACTAATGTTGATCGCCCAAATATTAAGAAATAAATAAACAAATTTTTGCATGATATAAGATGCACAAATATAGTATATACTCTTATACAATACAATATACTAAATAAACAATACAATTGCATGATATAAAAGGCAAAACAATACAACTCAAATAAACACTTAATTATACAAAATAAATTATACAATATGATATACGAAATAATACATTCAATAGTAAGTTGCGTAGGAGCAGTAACACTTTTAACATTAATGTCTCTTGCAGTAGATAAAGCATACAGGTTAATCGCAAACAAAATTTAATAAAATATGAATCAAAATAAATACTTAGTTGGAAAAAAGAAAAGCGGAAAAGGAATGGTTGGTCACAAAGGAGGACTCGCCACTCCAACAGGAGCATTCGGAGGAAAAAGCAAGTTTAATAAAAAGAGGCTTGACAAGAAATCCTAATCTGATATACTTAGGGTTATGAATTATTGCGAAGAACAAATTGAATATCTTGAGTGGCAAGCTCAAGCAGAAAAAGAAAAGAATGCCAACCCATGCGATGTCGCAGAAGGAGTATATATGTTAGTAGATGATGCGAGTCCGAGCGAATCGCCTCTTTATTTTCGTTCACTTAAAGGAGCAGTTGATTGGGCAGAGAATGACGATCAATACATTTCTTATCAAGGAGAAGAACAATGGTCAGTATATAGAGTCGGAGGAAAAGTACTATGACATTTCAAGAGATTGACATAAAAAATGTTGACGGCATGATACCAAATGGTAGCGAACTCGCAGTCATTGACAGAAAAGATTTAATGAAAGATGATCTCGATCAAGCATTGATTCTCTATGGATGGGACGAAGTAGGAATGTTCGATCATGAATTTGATTTACCAACATACGGATTCGTTTCTTAAAAAAAGACTTGACAATATATTACATTCTGATATACTAGAATACATAAACCAATAATTGCTTAACAACAAACAAAAAAAGATAAAATTATGAGTATTGCGAAAAATGCGAGAGCGAGCCAAGTAATGGCAGATATTAAAAGTGGTAAACACACACCTGCGAATAAGCAAGGTAAGTTTGCGAATTATGGATCAGTTGACGAGGATAGTATATACTATTCAACAAAACTATCTCAAAAAGCAGATGCAGTTCGCATCGCAAGAGTCGAAGCAAGCCGAGCAAGATTAAGATTGAAAGGAATTTTTATTTAATGATTAAGTCGCTATCCCCAAAGGTTGGTTTGTTCGCAAGCGAGTCTGAGTTGAGAAACGAGTTGACCGAAAAAGAATATGTTTATCTTAAACTCGCCAAGCTAAATGAATTTGTTGATGATCTTTATCATTGCACAAAATATCCAAACAATAAAATAATTGATGCAAATAATACATACAATTATATCAATCAAATACAACAAGACTTATTAAGAATAAATAGAACATCAAATAATAAAAAAGTTCTTGACAAATAACAAATAATAGAGTATAATAGATACATAATTAAGAAACAAACTTAATCAAAATAAATAATCGATCTTTAACATTTTAAAAACTTTGGAGAGGTAGATATACTTCTCCTGTGGGTGACTGAGCAAGCTTGTCGTGAGCGAGCTAAGGTACGCAAACTTTCTGTGGTAGATTAGCAGAGTCCAATCGGATGAGCTAGAGACAATTCCAAGTCTCGTTTGTGGTGCGAAGTAGGTACTCTATGAACTGATGTTCACGCCGAAAAGTCGAAGGTATACAGTAATCCTTCCCCACACCATTTTATTTATTATTATTCATGTTAAGCCCGATCAAGGTAAATTACTTTGGTCGGGTTTTTTGTTTGACAATACCCACAGATCTGTCATACTAGATATTATGGAAACGATTAAACAAATTCTCACAAACTACGGTTACATCAACTCAGCTCAACTTGCTGAAATCAACGACAACTTTCCTCATATGAAAGTCGTAATCAAATGGGGAGGCATGCCTCGTGATCGAGTTCCTGTTCATCAAGCAGTGAAACTCATTAATAATATTGAATCAAAAAACATTGACTATTGCAGAGAAGTATTCTTCGCATCAGATGAAATGAGTAAGCTTAGAGAAGTATTTCACATTGCACAATAACCTAACATAAAAAAACATATGATTAATCCAGCAGAAGTAACAAACTATAATAGAACACAATATCAATTAGAAGAATTTATTTTATTTGGTATCAATGTAGCGGGAAAGAAAAGTTCAATCGAAGCACCTAAATTAGAAGTGTTTATCGAGAGAGCAAAAAACATAACAAAAGAAGCATTACCATTTAATTGTATAAGAAAATTGATTGAATTGGGCCGGCTGCAAGAGATCATGCATTGGGCAAAGCTTAGTCCATACAAGCAAAGATACAATTCTTATGTTGCTGTGTCCAAGATACAAGACCTTCAAACGGTTACTCTTAGCAGACTTTTAGAGGTCGCTGGTATCGGGCTTAAAACGGCAAGGTTCTTTCTTTCTCATAGTCGCGAAGACTTCGATGAGCCGATGCTCGACACACATATCTTAAGGTTCCTTCGAGACCAAGGGCATAAGGACGCCCCAAAGAGCACGCCTTCGAACGTCGGCATCTACAACTATTACGCTAATGCATTCAAGATGCATGCTCGAACCTTAGGAAAGTCAGTGACTGACCTTGATCTAGAGATTTGGAAGAAGTACTCCAAGACGGCATAGAGTGTTAACAATAATTATCTTGAGCGCAATCGCAGGCCTTATACAACTCATTAGAGAAGAAAGGGACGACTTCTAAATAACAAACTTATCTTGTTCAAATATCAATAGTAAATAACACAAATATAAGAGCCAAATATAAGAAGAAAAATAATAAACATAATCAAATTAAAATGACATAAATTACATAAGTTATTGAATAACAACGAGTTGCGTAAAATCCGCCTAGGCGTTTTTTCATAACTAATTGGCTACCAACGACTTGCAATGTTTTAGAAAAAAAATGAAGAAAAAGGTTGACTTGAGGTAAAAACCTGTCATACTTGTATTTATGATCAAGACAAAGCCTAACGAAAAAAGATATAAGATTGACTTTGGTAGTCCTGTTTTTGTTTACAAGAATCTTCACAAGAAATGTTGGAGCATCAAGCAAGACGGATTAGTTAAAGCTCATACCAAATTACTAGCAATGCATAGTTGCACTTTCAAGGTTAGCAAAAGTGGGCGAGAAAGAGTTTTAAAAGAACAGCGTAAAAATGTTCACGCAGGAATCGAGGGCTATGTAGAGAATTGGCAAATGGGCGATTGGAGAGATTCTCATCCCACTGCAAGACCTGTTTCCTATAATCCATATAAGTATGAGAATTTTGTTGACAAGGACACGGAACAAATGGTAGACTATGCTATTGCCGTAAGACTAGAACCCAAACAAGTATTAGCAGTATTATGAATGAAGACCAAATGACAAAAACGCAGTTAAAGAAAGAAATCTTAGATGAGTTCAACTACTTATCTCCAACGGATTTAATTAAAATTTTCGAGATGATTTTCGGAAGTGGGCAAGTTGAGCTTAACGAAGTAGATTGGAGTAAGTAATTATGACACAAGCAAAGATAAGACAAACCATCATGGACATCGTCCGGGGAGAAATGGCATACGCAGATCCAATGTCCAAGGTATGCTTGGAGCAGAACGAGCGTCATCCCGAAAAGTTTCCACTTGGAAGTACATTTCAATCAGCCGAAGAAGTTTTGGAGGATATCGTTTTAAGCTTGACCTCATTGCAGAATGAGCTTAGAATAGAGTCTTCTTTTCAATCAGCACAACTCTAACAACAAGGAAAAAATTATGGGATTAGATCAATACGCATACTCACGACCACCACGCAAACGCAACTCAGATAATGACATTCAAATTGCAGAATGGCGAAAGCATAATCGCTTGCAAGGATGGATGCAAGACCTTTGGGAAAGTAAGGGTTGCCCAAACGAAGACAAGTATGGTGACGATGACGATGACGATGCCGAAGTTCTTTTTAATTGCGTTCCCTTGCAATTAACGGAAGAAGATATTAATTCTCTTGAAGATGCGATTCTTAATTTCGAGCTTCCCGAATCAAATGGATTCTTTTGGGGTTCTGATTCTTATTTTTGGACTGACGAAAACGATGAACCTCATTCCGATAACGATTATTGGTACAAAGAAAGCGATTTGCAATTCGTCAAGGATGCTCGCAAGGCACTAAAAAAGAAACACAGAATTTTTTACTCTTGTTGGTATTAATGCTTGACTTCCACCAAAAACCTGCCATACTTAACATTATGAATATGATACTAGACACACCACAACAAATTAACGCATTCCGATTAAGAACTATCGCAAGAGGAATAAAGCTAGAAATGAGAGGACTAAAGATGTCGAGAGGCAAATCTTGCTATTCGATTGCGAAATCAGAATTTGGTTTTAAAGGCAATCGGCAGTCCGTTCTCGATCAACTTCTCAACAAAATGGAGGGATTAAAATAATTATGAATAACTACATCGAAGCAGTATGCGAAGGCAAACCTCTTGACCTTCCAAGTTTTAACGAAGACTCCGAGCAATGGGAATTGTATTTCGAGGAGTCGCCAACATCGTGGCATCCATATAGTCAAAGAGATTTAATAGCAGTTAGTTTTGACTCAGCAGATCAAGCGTGCAACGCATACAACCACTACAACCAAGGATAAGAAAATGAATACAACAAGAATCGCAACTCTTCGCACTAAAATTCGTAACATGGGTTACGCTCTTGCTCAAGCAGAAATGCGTGGGCTTGGAGGCAAAGGTTTATTCTCTCAAAAACTTGCACATAATTTGCTCCTTAGTGAGCTTTATTTGCTCGAAAAAAGAGTTTAGTTAACTTGGGACCCGTAGCTCAGTTGGTTAGAGCGTCCGACTCATAATCGGAGGGTCCTCGGTTCAAGCCCGAGCGGGTCCACCAAGCTTACCTAAATCACTTACCACCAAGGACTTACGCAAAAAAGTCCTGGGCGGTTTTTCCTAAGTCATTGATATTCATATACTTACAACTATTTTAATTTTATGAAAAAAAAGTGTTGACATGACATCATTTTCTGTCATACTAGTATACATCAAGACGATAACTGAACTTAAAAAAAATTAGTCGAAACAAAAAAAACTTAATCGAAGAAAAAAAAGCTTGACAAAAACCAAAAACTTTCGTATAATTAAATCTTACAAAGCGATAAACCAAAACTAAAAAAACTATGAATAAAAAAATTGATCTCTCCGTATGTGGCACAAAACGAATCGACTTTAGCGAAGTGAAGTCCGTAAAGACTCCCGAAAAGACTGAGTCTTGGCAACCAATCGGTCATGCGTTCCTTGTTGATCGTGTGCAAAACCAAATCCAAGAAAATGGTTGGGAAATTGTAGACACTTACCATTCTCTTCACCGATTCGGTCAGCGTTACTTCGGTCTCTTCCATGTCAAGAACACAGGTTCTGATGTTGATGATCGTGGCACAGTTCTCGGTCTTCGCAATTCGCACGACAAATGCTTTCCAGCAGGTTTGTGCATGGGTAACGCTCCATTTGTTTGCTCGAATCTTATTTTCACAAACGAAGTGACTCTTGCAAGACGGCACACAAAAAACATTTTGAGTGACTTGTCTCAAGTTATCGCTCGCACTCTCGGCAAGATGACTGAGACATGGGCAAGCGATGAGAAACGCATCGAAGCGTACAAAGAGTACGAACTCGGCAACGAGCAAGCCCATGACCTTGTTATCCGTGCTTTTCAAAATGGTGCGATCAGCAAAGGCAAAATCGCTGATGTAGTTGAGCAATGGCACAAACCCGAACATGATGACTTTTCTCCTCGGAATATGCACTCATTGTACAACGGCTTCACTCATGTTCTTAAAGGTGGAGTTCATGCCTTACCAAATCGTTCTCTCGCATTGCATGGTGTTCTTGACTCCGAAGTCGCACTAGTAAAGTAATCATTCTTAATCACAAACCAAACACAAACCTAACAAAAATTAAAATTATGAAAAATCAAGCAAAACTCAAAAATGTAGTTGATAGTCTCAAAGGACGATTCGTTTCTCTTCTAGTTAAACAAGGGGAGCAACGCAAGGTCTTCTCGGCAAAAGTCAAGAGCGTTACTGCTCGCCATGTAATGTTTTCGGACATGAATGGAGCGAATCGTCGAGTCAATCGTCGCCATGTTCTTCGAGCGACTTGTGCAGATAAATCCTTTAAAAGGTCAGTGAGTCTAGGTTAATTAGTCAATCTGCGTAGCGGAAAGATTAATGATTGCCCCCCGATTGGGGGGCTTTTTTGTGCCCACATTTATTATTGCATAAGTCGTTGAGGTTCAAGAGGTTAGGGAAAACCGGCCTAGGCTTTTTTGCGTAAGTCGTTGATAGTTAACGAGTAACGTCATAAAGTTTTTTTAATTTTATTAATTTTAGGGTTGACTTACCTCTATATGATGTCATAATTATACTTATGAAAGACGAACAAGCAAAGCAAAGAATGAAACAATTTCAAGAACTTCCCTCTAATACTATTTCATGGGAAACTTTCAAGAGATTGCTCGGACAATTCGGTACAGAAAAAGGAATCGAAAAAGCAAAAAACATTATTAAAAAGCTTGACAGAAGCAACTAATTCAACCATAATTAAGACATGATTAAAACAACACTTCTCACATCAGGTAACCAAAAGATTCTCAAAGGCGAGAAATTAGGTTACATCACAAAAGGCATTCACCTTGCCCCAGCAAATCTTTCAGGCTACGAAACTTGCCAATGGCGTTCTAAAGGTTGCACAATGTCTTGCTTGAATACGGCAGGTCGTGGTCAAATGGGATCTGTTCAAGATTCACGCATCAACAAAACAAAGTTGTTCTTTGAAAAGCAATTTGACTTTCTCGCAAAACTATCGAAAGAAATTACTTCCTCAATTAAGTCGGCACAAAAGAAAAGTATGGAAGCTGTCTTTCGTCCTAATCTTACAAGCGACATCATGTGGGAGTCAGTATTTTTTGATGAAGAAAAGCCTCAAACAATTTTTGATAAGTTTCCCCAAACTAAGTTTTATGATTATACTAAATCATTTAAAAGAATGTGTTCTTTTCTCGACAAACCTTTCATTAAGGGCGAGGCAAAATTTCCCTCTAATTATCATTTGACTTTTTCTCGCTCAGAGAATAATGACAAGAAATGCGAAATGGTTCTTTTAATGGGTGGCAATGTAGCCGTTGTGTTTCGCAATCAATTACCTAAGGCATGGAAAGGTTTTGAGGTCGTCAATGGTGATGAAACTGACTTGCGTTTTCTTGACAAGAAAGGTGTGGTCGTTGGCTTGATCGAGAAAGGTATGGCAAAGAAAGACGCAACAGGATTTGTAGTAGAAGGGATAGACTCATGAGTGAAGCATATTACGATTCAGCCGAAGATTTAATGATTAGCCAAGCAAGAGCGTTTGAAGAACTCTCAAAGCATGGTTGCCAAGATATTCACCAATTCATTTTAGACATGGGTGACAAAGAAGAGTATAATGCACAAAAAGTGTTAGAATGGTTAGGGTACTGATATGATTAAAGCATTATTGATTACATCAATTTTATTAACCTTTAGTGCATACATTTTTTTATGCATTTATGCAGATGTTATAAACGCTTGGTTATGAACTAGTTAGGGCAAAAAGCCCTGGGCGATTTCGCGCAAGTCATTGAGTCGCAACGGTTTACAATTATTTTTGTTTTTTTGCATTTAAGGGTTGACTTTGGTTGAGATTCTGACATACTGATACTTACCAACACGATCAAACTAATCTGCAAATTAGTGGTGATTAGGAGAGGTGCGGATTGCAGTCCTAACTATCCTCTTATGGGTTCGACTCCCTCCGTGTTTGGTATCATTTTATTATTCACTAGAAAAAAACACTTGACTTCACAAAAAATTCTGTCATACTATTACTTATGAAAGCGAAAAAGATAAAGCTCAGACATCAAATCCTTTTCACTAAGGCTCGACCTTTCAAGATGAAAAACAAAATTCTTGATAGGAAACTAAAACACAAAACAAAATTAAACTATGTATCTTAATGACCCAAACCACTTGCAAGTTCAAGATGTCGACTCGCTAGAAGCAAACGAATTAGTTATGGCATTCATTCACGACAACATGATCGAACCAATGACCGACAAGAATATGCTTGACAACGATCAGCTTTCAATGTTGAATGTTATTGGTGGAGCATTAAAAGCTATTGCACAAAAAGCACACGCTTATGAAACTCTAACCGAATCGCAAGACTCATCTCATTATCGCAACTAAATGAACGAAAAAAAACATCTAATTACCAAAAGCAACGATGGTTGCGTAATAATTATTAAAGCCAAGAAGAAGACCGAGCAAACAGATGTGTTCATTTCCAACTCAACATTTAAAAAGAACATTGAAAGCAATACATTTGTTAAGCACGCACATTTAACCTATAACGACAATCCAATCTACATTTACCACGAAGACCTTTAAACTATGCAAGACAATAAAGATATGAGCTATAACGGATGGAGCAACCGAGAAACTTGGAACATAGCACTATGGATTCAAAACAATGAATATTATTATGCAACCGCAAAGAAGTGCGGAGACTATGAAACCTTTAAGAGGGTCGTGTCAGACGAAGAAACACTTGACGGAGTCAGATGGGATGATCCACTTGTGAATATTGAAGAGATAAACACCGAAGTAATTAACGAACTATGAAAGAAAAAACTTACCAAGTATTAAAGAGCGGCAAAGCAATGGGAATCATTGGCAACCTCGATTACATCATCAATGCAATCCGAAATCTAGAATCAAACCTTGACAGAGCAATAACTCACTCGCCTTTTACTATTGGCTTGATAAATAGAATAGCTAAACTTAAAAGTTAAATAGGTTAAATACAAATACAGTTTTCCGGGCCCCAAATATAAAAAAGCCAAATATAAATACAGTAAATAATAGAATAGTACAATAATTACATAAGTCGTTGATTATTAACATTTTATAAAAAGCCCTAGGCAGTTTTCCCTAAGTGATTGAGTATCAACGAGTTATGAAAAAACTCCCTGGGCTTTTTGCCCTAAGTCGTTGAGTATCAATACTTTATGAGAAAAAGAATGGTCAACCCGCGAACTCTCACGGGTTGACCTATCGCCCTAAAGAATTAACGCAACAAACAAAATCGGTGATATTATTATGCAACTTATTTCTAGTATTATCATTAATCTTCTTTTTCCGTTAAAGCTTTGACTAATCCTATTAATCCACTTACGACCATAATTGTTAGTATATCCACTTATGCAATTGAATTATTGTCTTCAAAGATTTCCCTCATTAATGGGCTAACTGCTTGCATATCTCGCAAGTTTTCATCATTATCGAAGTCTTCTTCATCGTCTGCCCTGTCGTGACTAGATGCCAATTCTGAAACCTCGTCTGTGATTTCTCGCTTTGATACATCAAGCAAACCATGCTCAAGGATTAAGTCTTCAGCCAACTTTTCAGCTTTCAAGTCTTCGATCTGAAGAGAAAGAGAAGCTGAGACTTGTGCGTTATTATTTGCAACTGCGTTGCGTATTAGTTCGATTCTTTCGAGTTCTGTCATAATTGTATTCTAGTTGTTTTAATTGATTGAGTCAAGCCTTAACAAGCAAAAAGTGAGATTAAAAGCATTTGGGCTTTTGCATTCGATTCGATTTCGTCAAGTTGCATTTGAGCATTCACGACTATTTGCTTAGAGCCTGTATGTCCTGCGTCTGCTTGTGGTTGGTGGTTTGCGATTAAATCGGTGAGTTCTTTTATTTTATTCATAGTATTGATATTATAGGTCTTAGGTTGTTGTGTCAAACTTATTTTTTAATTTCTTTAAAAAGTTTACGGATTTCTTTGATGCGTTCGAGCATTCCCTCGATAGTCATTTTTTCAGTTAGAGTCCGAGGAGCATCTGATTTTTCTTGTGCCATGTAGTTGAGAAAATCAATCGATCCTTCAAGTTGTGCTAGAGCAGTACCGAAATCGATTTCGTTACAGAGTTGTTCTTTTGTTTTAATCATATCTTAATCTAATGTATTTAATGGGTTGTGTCAAACTTTTTTTGCAGTAAGTGGTAAATCTTTTGCTAATTGAATATTTCTTTCGTCATCATCGAAGAACCAAATTTTATCGAAGTTTTCAATTATTGATAGTAAAACTTTTCTTTTTGATTTTGCGATGTCTGAGCCTTGAGATCCAACGCAATGAATTTCTTTTGCAGTTATGAAGTTGTGACCCAAGAATTCAGCTATTGCAGAAGATGCAGAGCTTGTTCTTGCCGTTAAGATGAAAACAGAATGACCTTCGTTGAAAACATCTTTCGCCAAGTCTATTAATTTTGTTGGTGTTCCGTTAAGAATAAAACTTGATTTGTCAAAGTCTGAGAAGTCGAACCATTGACCATCTTTTAGCTTTGCGTCATTAAACCCTTGAGGAGTTAAGCTTGCAACGCATTCATTTTGTTCACTCATGACATGAACCTTTGCATCTGTGAATGCTAAAGTATCATCAAAGTCGAAGACAAAAGCTTTTGTTTTATTTTTAATCATACTTAAACATAAGGCATAACCAAGCAAAACGCAAACTTTTTCTCACTTACCTTTCAACTATGTTTTTGCACAATCCTGTTGCGATTTTGTTGCGAAGTTGGCACGGAATCTGTATCAATTCTGTTGTAAGTCGTTGCTATTCAACGAGTTGCGGAAAACCGCCCAGGGATTTTTTCCCTAAGTCGTTGATGTTCAAGACCTTACGAGATAACTGACTGCACAATCCTACGGCAGGATAGGGCACAAAAAAGCCCACATAGTGGGCTATTGCATAGGTTAACTATGTGGGAGTTTAAGTTATATTTTCATTAAGTTCTTGGATGAGATAGACAAAGAGACTTGACGAGCTTCGCCTCTCATTATTCCTTTTGAAGTGCTCCATCTGTTTTGCATGGAGGTATTACTCACAAAGAATTTGCTTTTGATCTTTGCATTTATATTTTTGACGAATTGGCGAGTTTCTTCTATTGTGTTATCTCTGTCTTTAACGAATTCAGAGGCTTTCTTCCAAGTGTTAAAATGTTTTAGTAAAGAATTATCAGCTTTGATTTTGATAAATTTAATATCTACAAGATTGTCGGGCGTTCCATCGTAAAGCCCAATCACTATAACCAAGCCATCTTTAAGGCATTGCATTTTTCTTTCAAGGTCGCCAAGCATTATAACAGAAGATTTAATGTTGTAGTATTTTACTTCCCAATCTGCAACCCAATCAGATGGAACATTTCCCTGTGCAACGATCTCTTTTGGAAAGTCAACCTTGGACTTGTATTGATCATATTCGGGAAAGTCGAAGTGATCAGCGAGGAACATCTCCAAACTTTTACCATGTCCTGTTTTACTGCGAGGGCTTGAGTTTGTTGCAAATTGAGAGATTCGATTCATTTGAGTTTTAGCAATTTTCATTTTATTTATTTTGTTATTTATTATTAATGTTATAAGTAAGAGAGTATAGTATTTTTTATAAAGGTCAAGCTTTATTTTTAGTTATTTTGCATTGCAACTTTATCCTGTAAATCCCATTCTGCAAGCCAATCTTGATTTTGTCGTAGTAAGTCTTTGGAGATTGCAACAATTGCCGGATCGCTCTCGTTTCTGATAACTTCTTGATGAAAGAAGATATCGGCTTTAACTTTTTTGAGAAGTGTAATTCCTTTGTCCATATATACAACATAAAGGAAAAGCCGGCAAGACACAAGCTTTTTCTCACTTACCTTTCAACTATCTTTTTGCACGATTCGACTGCGATTTTGTTGCGAAGTTGGCACGGAATCTGTATCGATTCTGTTGTAAGTCGTTGCCGTTCAACGAGTTACGGAAAACCGCCCAGGGATTTTTTCCCTAAGTCGTTGGTATTCAGTTACTTACGAAAACTTATTAGTCAACTAAGATGAGAGGATCGGGCAGTGGGGTATAAGCTACATAGTCGGCAAGCTCATTTTGAGCTATCTTATCAAGTTCCATTTGTGCTGCGATAACATACATTCTTGATAGAATAGAGCCATTTTCTGCAGGCTCGGCGTGATCGTCAATTATTTTTTGCAATTTTTGTTTTTCGTTCATAATTTTATTTGCTTGAGAGAATCGGGGCTTTTGTTTTAGCACTTAATCTTTTTGCGATTCGCAAGGCTTTAGCGTGAGATTTTGCTCCATCAATTAATTTGCCATTAAAGACAACATTGAACCAATTAGCAAAGTTAGGGTTTGGATGTACATTTATCATTTTATTATTAAAGCAGTTTTTTAAGTTTTACGCAAGAAAAAAGATAATTTATTTTTCCCAAATTTGTTGGATGTAGTATTGAGCATTATCGCCATCTTTGCGTTGAATGCTTGTTTGAAATTGCAACTTTGGTTGAAGCGTGCGAATCATGCGAGCAACTTTTCGCCTTACTTCGTGCTTGTCTTCAGCTTGTATAGTGATCGCATGATGCGTCTTGTCTATGTCGATGTACGACTTGGTATTACTATTCCATAAGGAAATTGCTTCCCCATTGAGAGAAGAGACATGAACGCTTGCTACGAATGTTTTATTCTTTATCATATATACAATTTAATCTAGTTTTGGTTAAAAGTCAAACTTTATTTTACTTTTTTTTTCTTATTATTGAAAGACGACATTAAAGCGAAATTGATTGAGACCTTCGTCTCGCATGATCTTATCAAGATGCGATTGACTTGATGCAGTCCGAACCCTTGGGCGATCATTGCCGTTTGAGTCGATGCCTTGATCGAAGATTTTTACTGACCAATGAGTTGACCACTCTTGGATTCTTACTTGTATTTTATTCATATTAGTTAATTTATTAAAGATTAAGCGTTTCGCTCCATTGATCTAAAACCAACTCTTTCCTCAAGCTCGATCATTTGAGCGTTGTGTAAATGGAGCTTCCACTCTTTGAGATCTTTCTCAAGTCGGGCGATTTCTAAGGAATCGGTAGCGTTACGGATGTCTGTTTCAGTTTCTCTGATACGGAATTTTATTGATGATGAATTCATATTATTTATTATTTTATTGTTACTATTTAATTTATTCTATACCTAAAGGTAACATAGTTCGGGCGTAATTGCAAACTTTATTTTGATTTATTTTGCTTTATTTTCTGAAAAGCTTTTCTTGCTTTTTGTACTGCGTTCAATGCGTCAAGAATTGTTATGCCTTGCGTGATTGTACCTTGCCAATCGGATGAATTTGACTCACGAGCCAAGTGGTTCAAGTTGCCTTCAGCTTCAGCCAATGCCAAGCCAAGGTCGAGATCCAAATTCAATTCTTGTTTTATTTCTTCAACTTTATTATTCTTAATCATATATACAATGTATCAGACAAAACGGCAAAACACAAGCTTTTTCTCACTTACCTTTCAACTATGTTTTTGCACAATCCTGTTGCGATTTTGTTGCGAAGTTGGCACGGAATCTGTATCAATTCTGTTGTAAGTCGTTGCCGTTCAACGAGTTACGGAAAACTCCGGAGGGCAGTTTGCCCTAAGTTGTTGGCATTCAAGAACTTACGACAAGACCGACTGCACAATGCTATGGCAGGATAGGGCACAAAAAAGCCCACATAGTGGGCTGTTGTATAGGTCAACTATGTGAGAGCTTAGAACACTAGAAGGTCGGGCAGCTTGGGTGGCGAAGCGAACCAATCGGATGAGTCAATCACTTGACCATTTAGTACAGGCTCGAATTTGAATTGGCAAACATCTGCATTCGCTATACCATTGACGCGTTCGCGTGTGGTGGGCGTGTTCCATCCTGCAAGCGACCATCTGACCAAGCCGTCAGGGTCACGCTTAACAATGGCGTTGCCATGTAGCCAAACGGTTTGCCCGTCTGTCCTTGTGTTGCCTACCTTTAGAGATGTGCCTTGATTGAAGGCTTGTTTAATTTGTTGTGTTACTTTTCGCATGATTCTATTATTGTTATTATTAATCCTATTATGGCAGATAAAATGATTGTGTCAAGCATTAAGCGAATAAAGGATGGATTTTAATTTGCCAAGGCATGAACGCAACACGCTTTTGTGATCGATAAAGACGGCAAAGAACTTGCTTGCCTAATCGGTCATTAGTGAATTCTTCGATCACTTGGTAAGTGTTATTATCTTTTGCGAGTACGATATCATTTTTCTTATACATATTATTTTATTATTTTATTGTTACTATTTAATTTATCTTATACATACAATGTAACACATAAACCAAGGAAACGCAAACTTTATTTTACTTTATTTTCGTTATTATTATTTTTAAAAAGATCTGTTTGCTTGTCAGTGATAGACCGAAACATAAGGAAGAAAGGAAACAGCCAAGGAAGGATTAAAAGAAGTATATCGTAATTCATATTATTATTTTATTATGTTAGTGTTAAAGTTTAAGCGAATTCGGAGATACCGATTGCTTCGATTCTGAAATCGTTAACGGTTTCAAGATACGCTTCGCGTTCTGCGTGTTCTTCGGATCCTTCTTCAAGATCCATTAATGAGAGACGGGCGAGGGTAAATTCCTCGTTCAACTCTTCAAGTGTTAGAGCATGAAGCACCATGTCGGCGTTTGGATTGGAGGCAAATTTAGGTTGTGATGATTTCATATTATTTATTTTATTGTATTATTTATTATTAACTATACTTAAAGAGTATCAGATTGAGTCAGTAAGTCAAGCAAAACGAAAAAAAAAGTGAAAAAAGATTCAATTATTTTATTGCACTATACCCCCCTACCCCCTTAGACCCTACCCATTAAATGAATTCATTTTTTAATTGTATTGTGCACAAAGTGCGGGGGGTGCCTTTTTTCAATATGAAAATGAGTCTAATAAATTATAACATATTCGTCGATCCAAAAAAAATCTGGCCACTATCAAAAAATAGTGTATTTTTATATAATCAAATGGCTCGAAAACGTAAAAAACCCGAGATAACAGACGAGGACGAGATCAAGAAGATCGCATCCTCTCTGCACAAAAGAAACGTCAAGCTGAAAAAACTAAGCCTAACTGACAAACAACTAGCTTTATTAAAAATAATATTTGATAAAGAAACAAGTATCGTATTCATAAGCGGCCCTGCAGGCACAAGTAAAACTTATATAGCAATATATGGAGCATTACAATTATACAATATGAATAATGATAATGGCATTACATATGTACGCACAATCGCAGAAAGTGGCGAAAAAAGCCTTGGCGCACTTCCTGGAGAAATGGCCGAGAAGATTAATCCATATATGATGCCAATGAACGAAAAACTCGACGAGCTTTTGGTTCCTGGCCAAGCCAGTATTTTAAGAGAAAAGGATATTATCAAAGGAATGCCTGTAAATTACCTTCGCGGCGCCAGTTGGATGAACGAAATCGTAATCGCGGACGAATCTCAGAATTTCACATTCAAAGAGCTTACTACTTTAATGACCCGACTTGGTCGCGGCAGTAAATTGATCATTTGCGGCGATCCAATGCAAAGCGATATCAATGGAAAAAGTGGCTTTGCAGATATGTACTCTATATTCAATGACGAAGAAAGTAAAGAGCGAGGAATTCATACATTTCATTTTGGAGCAGAAGATATAATGAGAAGTGAAATATTAAAATATGTAATAACAAAAATCCAAAATAAAAAATGAACGAAGAAACATATCTGCCAAAAATAGAAGTTAATGAACAATTAAATTCTTTAAGTCAAGTCGTAGACTGGGGCCTAACTCAATCAAACGTTCCAGAAACTTGGAAGATAACCCAAGGAGAAGGAATCACTGTTCTTGTAATAGATACTGGAATGGTTGAACATCCAGATGTTGGCGACAACGCAATCCCCGGAGAAAACTTCATTCCAAACGAGCCAATCAAGGACGAGAATGGCCACCAAACTCACTGCGTCGGAATTATTTGCGCGAAAAACAATGAAGTTGGTATGGTTGGCGTTGCTCCAAAGTCAAAAGTTATTTGCGTAAAAGCTTTGAGTAAATCTGGCGGAGGAAGCTATAGCGGTCTCGCGGCTGCTCTTGATTATGCTATAAAAGTTAAACCTGATATTGTATCAATGAGCCTAGGAGGTGGAAGTCCATCTAATCTTTTACATGAAAAAATAAAAACATTATATAAAATGAATATACCTGTTATTTGCGCTGCAGGAAATACTGGTGAAGGTGGAGTTAATTGGCCCGCCGCATTTGACGAAACAATCGCGGTCGCTGCCCACGATCGCTATGGAAAGATTGCAAATTTCTCTTCTCGCGGAGAAAAAGTTGAATGGGCTGCTCCTGGCGTAGGAATATATAGCACATATATAAATAATATATATCGAAGTCTAAGTGGCACAAGTATGGCGTGTCCATTTATTGCTGGTGTTGTAGCATTAATGTTATCAAAACATAAAAAACAAGAAAAAACAGAAAATAAAAATGACTGCAAAACTGTAGAACAAATTAGAGAACATTTATTAAAATATACAAAAGACAAAGGCGAACTTGGCAAGGATAACGATTGGGGATATGGAATTATTGATGTTGAAAAACTGATCGGCGGGGACAAACCGAAACCAGAACCGAAACCAGAGCCCAAGCCAGAACCGAAACCAGAGCCCAAGCCAGAACCGAAACCAGAGCCCAAGCCAGAACCGAAACCAGAGCCCAAGCCAGAACCGAAACCAGAGCCCAAGCCAGAGCCCAAGAAAAGCAAGGTTCATTATCTTCCGTGGATCGCTGTAGGCGCAACGATTATTATTGCAATAGCCATGGCAATTTCATCGTCACAAGAAAAACAAGAAAACATTGATATAGATTTTGACGAAAAATTCCAACAAGAAATAAGTAAATAATAATTGAATAATTAATCTAATCTCACAAGATAAAATGAAAGTGTATATATAAACATGTCAATCAATCCACTTCCAGTTAGCCCAAATCAAGTTGATTCCGATGCTATGCGCACGAAAATCAATGAATTAATTTCTGACAATTCTAGCGTTACTGTGGGAGATACTCCTCCAGCTAGTCCAGAGGAAGGGTATTTATGGTTAGATCTGGATAATGCAGCCACGTATGTTTATGTTGGCAACCCAACTAACGCGTGGATTCAAGCTAATTCAGGCGCAGGATCTAGCGTTACTGTTGAAAATGTTCCTCCGACCAGCCCAGAAGAAGGGGATTTATGGTTCGACGTGGATACTGCAGCCACGCATGTTTATGTTGGCAACCCAACTAACGCGTGGATTCAAGCTAATTCAGGCGCAGGATCTAGCGGTATAGTCCAGAGTAATGCCACAACATCTGCGGATGGACTGATGTCATCAGAGGATAAGACAAAACTAGATGGAATGAGTTCGGGGGGG